TTTTGACTTCTTGAGCGATGGCATCTCTTATTATAGGGTGTATTATCATTTTGTTTAGAGCTTCAATCAGTTTTGAGTTTATCATTGTTTTCAACCTCTTTTATCTTGCTGTATATACTACAATGGAACTAATCGTATAAATAATTAACTCATATCAGTTTAATTAAGTCCTTAAGTTTTGCCCTATCTTCCTTAACTGCATCAACTTCCGATCTAAAAGAATCTGCTACATTTTCCTTACGAGAGAGGGATTCCCATATTTTCTCATCAATCCCAGGACCAATTATATCATAATAAGTAACTTCGTGATCCTGCCCAAACCTGTGACATCTGTCTTCGGCCTGCTGCCTCTCTGAGTATTTGAATGAGTTAGAGAAAAAGATAACATGTTTTGCCTCGTTTAATGTCAATCCATGTCCCCCACATGATTGAGTTGACACAAAAAATCTGTTATCATCACGAAACTTATCTATTTCTGCTTGCCTCTGTTTTTGGGAGGTTGCCCCTGTAAAAACTGCAACATTATCTCCTAAATAATCAACAATTCTGTCGATATCATATCGAAACTTCGCCCAAATTATCACTTTTTCGTTTTCTGGGATTTGATTAATAATCTCAAAAAGCGCATCAGTTCTATTTTCTGGAAATGTTATAAATTTAAATGTGTCTTCTTCGCTCAATCCGTGATAATACTTACAAATTCTTCTATTCCAGAACCCACTTGCGATTTGTTGCAGGACTCCATATAATCTAAAAATAGTATAAGGTTTAAAATCATCAAGATCAATTAACATTAGAATTTCATCTTTTGCAGTTTCATAAGCTTCCTGTTGCTCTTCCGTCATTCTAAAATACTTAGTTTTATAATGTTTCCCTGGTAAACTCATACACTCATCTTTTGTGACTTGATACACATAAGGGGCCATCTTCTCAGCTAGATATTTTGTATTGTGCGCTCTTACTATCAATCCAGGGTGTTTTTCTGAGTATTCCAGATGATTATTTGCGAATGTGTACCACGAACGATACCCCAAAATCTGAGGAGAAAGGAATTTCATTTGTGAAAATAGATCTTCCACGCCTTGAGATATGGGAGTTCCTGTCAGGACAAAACGGTATTTTGCTTTTTCAGAAATAATAATAATTCTCTCTGTTCTTTTTGCTCGATGTCCTTTTATATAGCTTGATTCATCAAGAATTACAAATGTATTTTCTGTGATGAGTTCTTTTGCAGCAAAAACTATTCTATTAGAGGATGACATTGATTCTATTCCAACAATGTAAAATCTAACGTGAGGTATATTTTGAGATGTCGTTTTATCATCAAAAACGTAAATATCTTCAGAATCAGTATGTTTCAAAATTTCTAAAAAAATAGTAGATTTCAAAGATACTGGACAGAACCAAACAACTTTATCTATTTTGTGAAGTTTTTGTTTAATAATTTCTATAGCAGTTCTAGTCTTACCAGTTCCCATCTCCATAAAAAGCCCGCCTACTCTCGTAGGCTTTAATTTCTTGACTGCTGCCTCCTGCCAGGGCATTAATTCAGTCCGTGTCAAGAAGGCTTGCATGTATTCCAGCCTCTTCTTTTTTCTCTTCAATTATATGTGTTTCCGCTTCGCTCATATCAACGATAAGAGCCTCTTCTTTAGATTTCTTTGCTAATTCTATTATCTCTCTGGCTCCATTTGAAAGTTTGAAATTAAACTGATCCACTAAGTCCAAAACGGCTTCATATTGATAAGGTGGGATTATTACGCTCGGCTTGCTCCATCTGCTTCCTGCTACAGCCCTCGAAGCTTTGTATATTTTTTCATTTCCATACTCCCACGATAGAGAAAACCACCCTTTATATTTTCCATCTACGATAGCTTTTATCCAGCGTTTATGTTCAGGTTCAAACTCTTTTTTCAGTATTTTCTCTTTTAAAGAGTCGTCTACTATTGAAATTATAAAATTAGCTTTCAAGAGTTGAATACATAATTCTGTTGCTCTGTCGAGTGGTGAGCCTGTAAAAGACGTGCATTTTCTTGCCCAACATCCAGAATCCCAAGACCATGAAAAACCATTGTCTTTTACGATTTCTCTAAAATCATCATCCCTCTCAAAAAAAGAAACGTGAATATACTTGTCTAAAATTGAAACATCTGCCACTGTTTCAGTGACAGGTTTAACTGGTCTAATGGTAGTATGTGACACGAAATCACCAGGTGTGATTTCTTACAGTTTTCTTAGTTCCGTCTGGCATTGCGTAGACTGTTATGATGTCAAGATCGCATTCTTCATTAGAATCAGAACATTCTACTGAATATGATTCAATTACCTGTTTTTCTCCTGTCTGCTTTGCGGTTTCAAATATTGCTTTTTCCTTATTCTCGTTGTCTACTTTCTTTGCTTCTTTCTCTGCAATTAGTTCAGCGTATATTTTCATTAGGTCAGTATGTGAAACTTCAAACCAACCGGTTTCAGTATACAGTGCCGTATTTCTCTCAATTTTTGTGCTTACTGTATCAAGAGGATTATCAAGCCATCTAAGTTTTTTCTCAAGAGTATCTTCTACTTTTTTGAGATCTTCACGGTAATCAGTTCCTGTTTCAGAATCTGGAGTGAGATATATTTGATGAGTGTCGCCGCCTACAGCCCAAAACCACCTCTCTGGATCTTTTTGAGCTTTCAGTTTTAGTTCTTCTATTTTTCCATTTTGAATATCATTGATAAATTTAACTGCTTCTTCAGTGAGGGGGAAAAAAACGGGCTGTTTAGCGTTTACTACTTTTGCTATATGGCTATATTCACTAAATCGAAGTCCCGTATAACCATGTTCGTGTCTTATATCTCCTACGTCTATTTTTTCTTCAACTTGGACAGGGGAATATATTTTCAAAACACAAACTGCATAATCTCTACAGTTGCTTCGTATCATATTGCTAAACTCAATCTCATACTCTTTTCTTCCATCTTTGAACTGCATTTTAACCAACCTCTGTATACTACAATGTAATTAATAGTATTTATAGTTATCTATTATCAATAGCAAAAAAACAATAATCAAAATATCTTCTTATACAACTTCTTAAAATAACTGCTCCCCTTATCACAAAAAATATGACAAAAAGCAGCCATAAACATCCCAATCCCTTCGGGTATAAATCCAAAATATCCAAACAGAAAAGAACCAACAGCCCAAGCGAATAAATTATGTGATATACCTCTATGCCTCAACGGTAAAAAAATATATTTCAAAAATCCTAAATTATTTGACGGTTTAGATTTTGTATCAATATCAGGATTAAGATACACTGTAACAATCAAGAAGTAGAACCCAAATGCATTAATAAAATATCTTCCTTCGTGGAGGTAGTGCCATATAACAAAAAGGGAAATAATGAGGAAGAGGAGGTTTATTGAGTAATGGTGTTTTCCATTCATGCTAAAACCTCCACCGCCTCTTTTCTAACCCTAAATTTCATCCCATCCGCCTTAAATTCAAGATAATATCTATCTTCACCTATCAATTTATTGGGTTCGTTCAGCCCTAACACTTTTATATAATTCTTCATCAACCACTGCCGTATCAGATCTTTATAAATCTTAATCGCTTTTGCCCTGGTCCCTGCAAACACTACATTACAGCCTCTAATATAAAGTCCTGCTATTGTTGCCTCTCTTGATTCTACATTCATGCTTACATGATTCACATTCCTTGCAGGTTTCCCGCTAGAGTCCCTTCCTGAGAACGCAGGGACATAACTGCAATATTCTTGATAAGTGCATTCAGCTATCAAATACATGGCATCAAAACGTTCATCCTCTTTGAATCTCTGAATTTCTTCATATAGATTCGTTCTATTCTCAATGTTAGAAAGCGTTCCATATAGATCATGCGGCCCGCTTTTGCCTGCCTTCCCTCCTTTTCTTTCTACTACAAAGGGAATCCACCCTTCGCCTGATGGAGTTGAATAAAATGCTATGTAATCGCCTGTTTGAGCAGGATTATGTACCTTCTTCGTTTCCTTCTTTTTTAACATGGGAATTACAGGTAAGCCTAGTTCGTCAGGTGTCCAGGGATACCATTCTTGTTGACTCTGTGATATTGTGATAGAAACGAGTTCAGCCCACTTGCTTAATTGTGAATACGAAGGCTCTTTTCCTTCTTCGTGAAGCTGTTTGAATTCGGCTTCGTATTGATCTATTGTTTTTTTAGCCCTCATATTCATCACTCTCAAGAATCCAAGCTAATAACGCAGGACAGTTCTTACATGGCTCCTCTTCCCATGTTTTAGAATGATCTTTACAATGTGAACAGAAGTAACTCTCAGGCATTATAGAACCTCTTTTCTGAGAGATACACGGTCCAGATTGCCTGATTTATTTGAAAAAGAGTTAATGGAATATTAGTCATTTCGGGCACCCCATCATTCTTTTTATAGAATTAGGAATTATACCAATCAACTTATTTTTCATATCTAAATCTGTATCGTAAATGTGTGCGGATTTAGACTCACAAATAAATTCTTCAAGTGTGCAGCCAGCAGGATCTATAACAAGATCTCTAAAAGCTCTTATAATAGCTCCATAATTAGCAAAATTCCCATTCCCAAAATCATGGGATCTAAACGTTACTCTCAATGATACTTTATTTCCTTCTAGGATTCTAATTTGAGCGTGATTAAAACATGGAGGGTCTTTAAGGGCAATATCTTCAGGATGCCATAAAACAGCTATTATACTATTAGAAGGAACGCCAGAATCTATACACTTTTGAAGCTTCTCTCTACAAGTTTCAAACTGATTTATATATCCTTCCCAATTACCTAACCTCTGCCCGTAAGTATAAGGCTGTTCTCCTTTATTGAAATCCTTTAACATTTCGATATACTCTTTGTTTGCAGATCCTTTGAACATCCAGCCTTTTGGGACTTCGCCATTATACAGTCTATCCAACGCTTTCCCGTAAAGCTGGACTACTGCATATATCTCTCTTGCTTTCTTCTTTTTTTCAGGAGTGCCGAAAATAAGGGGGTTTCCGTGTAAGGATATATCAGCCCACAATTGTCTATTTAGCTCGTCTATATCATCAGAGCAGTATGTTTTTATTGGAGTGAGAGTCATAATATCCCGCCCTTCCTGGCATCCCTTAACGCATTACTGAGCATATCTTCAGTACATCCGACGCGTGATATTATCTCCTTTCTTGACAGCCCTTCTTTCGCATGTGTGATTATTCTCTGAATTCTTTCAAAATGATCTTTCCGTCTTGATTTTAGTATGGTATCGTTTTTTATAAAGCGTTGGTACTCTTCGGGGGTTACTTCTAACATTTTTATAGCTCCGATTTTCCAAAAAAGAATTACAAATTCATCCTTCTTTTATACTCAGCCTTAGTATGACAGCCTTCTTCTTTTCCATCTTCGATTTTTGGACAGATTCCTTTTGTATAATTGCAAATTGGAGTAAGTGTATAATGAGGACACGTTTTTGTAAAATAGTTTATAAGTTCAAAATCTTCAATTTCTATTAATTGAAAATCTGCAACCATAGCCTCTTCATAAGGGCACGTTCCTACTTCTTTATCCCAATTCCACTCGTATCCTTTGAATGGTTCTTTATATATCCCATTTTGGATACATGGGGTTTCGTGTCCGCAAAGTTCACATACGTACACTTTTATTTTCGTTTTTAATCCCTCCTCAGAAATACTCTACAATGACATTGCCCTTTCTCCTGAATGTCCATAACTGCTTCAGGGCACGGACAACAGGATTGAGGCGTTAACTCCTCATTTACATATGCTTTGCAGGGACAAACTGGTTTTCCGTCTGCTGTAAGGCGTTTTAACATTGCTGCAAGCCTGGTATTTAGAATGATTTGGCTTGGTTGCAGTATCCATTTATTTTTATTGGCGTGGCCTTGCAGGTATGCTCTAAGCTCGTTTTTATTCATTGACCCAATCTCCCTTAAATTTCACCGTTATCATTTCAGATTCTGCCCATTTCTCCCCATACTGCATTCTGAACCATAAATCAGCCTGTTCAAAATCAGAAAATCCTTCATTATAAGCCCATGTTTCCTGTGTTTCTTGCCTAAGATTTCTAATTGTACAGTTCCCTTGATATTTTATCAAATCAGTTACTTCTGCAAGCCCAAAACATGTATTAAGTAGATCACCTGGCTTAACAGGTGCATTTTTGAGAGTTACCTGTCGCTTATCTCCTATGAGGATTAAGGGAAACTGATCTTCATTTAAAAAAACAAGTTCAGGATACATTAATCCACCTCTATTATTTCTGTGAGGTCTTTGAATCCTGCTTTTATTCGTGCGTTATCGTATGTTTGCCATTCTAAGGCTTCGGTTATTAGTGTTTCTAAAAAAGACATAGGTATAGCTCCGATTTAACAATATAGATATTATTCTTCTCTATTATCCTCTTTATCTTCAGCAAATGACATTATAAACTCATGCCAATTTAACCCTGTTTTTTTCTTAGCTTTTAATAGCCTTTTGAATTCTTCATCTGTAAAAGTCTCGTTTAATGTTCTCATATTTTACACCAAAATTTACTAGAAAATATAACTACTCTATCGTATTTAAAACTTTCTAAGTAACTAAGTAAGTAAGTTATTTATACCATTAAAGCATAGTATAATCCACAGCAGAAAAACAGAACTAAAATTCGGAGCTATAAATTATGTCTAAAACAATTTTTGACCTATTCAGAGAAAGAAGAATTGACATTTCAGAAAACAAAGGTGTCTTAAAATTCGATACCGACAACGAGATCCTTACTATAAAATACCCTTCTGGCTTCACCTGGGAGCTTAGAGGAATAGATTTTCCTAACAGGGATTTAATACCCTGCTATACTGTTGTAAATGGGAAATATTACATAGACCATTATGAGAGAGAAGGAGTAAAAGCTCCTTCTTTTGTTTTGAGTGAAGTCGTAGAGGGTGTTAATGCATGACACTCTCTCTTTCAATTAACGTTTCAACTAATCCATACTATCTTAAAAAGATCATTGGAATGGTGAATCCACCTGAATCTAAAAAAGCATTTCTTTTGCACTCAAGGAAAGAGAGGCTTGAGAACCATATACAGAGAAATGAGTATAAACCGTTAGTGGGAATGAGGGTGTTTTAAATGCCCTCTTCAATCAAATCTAAAACCATATTCTGTGTAAAAAATGGATTTCTTATATTTGTGAAACAGTCATGCGGAAGACAGAAAGTAGTATGGAGGGCGTTTCAATGAGAAACGAAGAAATAACCCTCCAAGTTCCTGAGTGTAAAGAGGACTGTTCAAAAATAGAATGTAGGAATTGTTATTCATTAATTAGATTCATGCAGGATGACATTTGCTTTAATTGTTTCAATCCGAGAAAATCAAATCCATTCTGGAGGGATTAAATGCAAATAGAAATCCCTCTTACTCAAGAAAAAGAAGAACAACTTCTCTTAGATATGATAAGGACAGATAATTTATTCATGGATATTACATTTCCTTCTTATCCTGTTCCTCTTACATCACTTGATTTAATGTTCAGGGAAGCAATGGGTATCGAGTGTAATATAAGGAAAGCAGTTCCTCTTGATATTCCTGTAATTAGAGAATTTTTTGATATGTTAAAATTAATTGAAGAAGGACAAGCAAAATAATCGGAGCTATGGGCATGGATAATAAAGAAATAATCACTCTCCTTGATGAATATAACAAACTTAGCGACTCGATGAACGCAGAAACAGCCGGACTAATAAATCAAGTGCGTGAAATTGAAGGGCAAATTGAAAATATCAGAGAAAAATATGTAGATAGAATATGTGAGATCGAAGCTAGATTAATGCATTTAGTTTACATCTCAAAATACAACCTAACAGAAACGCATATGTATTTCACATTAAAGGAAGCTGCTGAAAAATACTACTCAGGCGATGAAAACGAGATTGATGCAAGTTATTATGATGGTGTAAAATCTATAGTATCTCAGTTTATTTCTGATGAAAAAATGAAAAAAATAGATCAAGATGCAAGAACTAAATTTGATCGGAGCTAATTAACATGGACAAAAGGCAAGCACTCATAAACATAGGATTCTCTTTAGAATTTGGAAAATATAAAAAGTTCCTTTGCGAACAGAATGGAAAAAAATACACACTTGCGTGTGAAATAAGAAAGGCAGGTTTTCAGGTAGAAACTATCAACGCTGATGGATCACAGGACACAAACGGAGCAGGAAAATATAGGGAGTCTCCGCTTTGGGAAAAAATAGAGGAAATTATGAATGAATTAGAAGATGAAATATCTAAAGAAGAAGTCAATTATGCAGAAGTTGTCGCACCTGAACAAATGCAAGAAATTAATCTCCCTGCTCCTGTGGGTATAAACGGCATAGTTAGGCCTGCTGTAACAGCCGCAGAAGCACTTGCCGCGTGGAATGAGTTTCAAGCACTTAAAAATTTTATAATTGAAAAATCAGACATTCAGGTAATCAAGGGCAAAAACCACATTAAAAAATCAGGATGGAGGAAATTTGCAACATTCTATAATCTCACAGATGAAATTGTAGAAGAAGCACAAACCCCTCTTGAAAAAGGAGGGTTTTACTGGAAAATTAAAGTTGTGTGTACTGCTCCAAATGGGAGAAAAACAGAGGGCGTTGGGATGTGTGCATCTTCAGAGAAATCGGGCGAGAGGGTTTTACATGATACCTATACTACTGCACACACTAGGGCTAAAAATAGAGCAATCTCAGATATGATTGCAGCAGGAGAAGTCAGCGCAGAAGAAATGGCTTGATTGCAATTCCTTCTTTTTTACTTTTTTTATTCGCCCCTCTAAAAACATTCAACCATTTCTATTTTAAAAAACGTTAACCAATGAATTTTATAATTATCTTACTTTCGTAATTATGTTCTATTTATAGAAAGTTAGAACAGGAAAAAAATATATATTAGAAAAGACTAAAATAAGAATTACAAGCTCATAGTTTACCAGAATTCGGAGCTTGTAATCAGGAGTGACCGGTCAAACTCGATTAGCTCCGAGCCGGTTTCTCACTCCTGTACTCGCCACCTGGAATTAAGGGGTGTGTCTGATAGAAGAATACTGTTTTTTAGAATAATGTCTTTAAAATGCCTGTTTTTTGAAAACTTTAGAAGTCCATAATCTACAATGTTCAAGGGATATATTAATTTTTCTGAAAATGTAAATAAGAATATTTTTTTAGGTTGACTTTTATTCTTGATATATATCACGATTTTACATTAACATACTATACACAATGTCAAGAATGCAAGGATTCTGAATATCAAGAACCGCAGGAAAATAAATATATGACTGATAAGGAAGAAACATACCTCCATGTAGAGGAGGACTGTAAAACGAGATTAACGGCTGCACAGAAGGGGGCATTAAATCAAATATTAGAATTGGATACAGTATACCACGGAAGATGGTTTCCAGTTTGTGAGCTTAAAAGAGTTATTGCCGTGACTCTTGAGGCTCTTGTCACAAAAGGGTATCTATTGAAAAAGGACAGTAAGGTCAATCCTAATATTGTATATTATAGATATACTGGAAAACCTTTTGAATCTGGGTATTTGGATTGGATTAGTAAGAATGTTGAGTATAAGGAATGATTTTCTTTTTTTTGTGAGTTGTTTAAATTGTTAAAATAGGCTAAACTCAAAATAGATCATAAACTTTAAATAATATGTGATCTATTACTATATACTGAGTTATAAGAGGTTTAGAAATGTTTGATATAAATTCAAAAGATTTGTTACAAGATGACGTAATCTCACTTAGGAACTCACTTGATGAAATTAGAAATTTGATTAATGAAATTCCAGAGGATGATGATAAAAATAGCTATAATTCTCTGCTTGAACAAATTGTAAACATGGAAAATGAAGTTAGGGCATTCAAAAATACTGTAATCGAATTTAAATTATCGACTTATGGGAAAAGGGGGGTCTAAATGCCCCGCCGAAAAAACCTTAATGATCTCCCTCTAATCCCTGATATTACCATACGCCCTGAATCCTTCTCAAAAGGATTTATCGGAAAAGTTGATTCTCAAGGGAGAATTCCGGCAGTAGGGGAAGAGTACGCAGGAAGAGAGGTATATCTTTTTATAAAGAAGGCGGATGAATAATGACAGATAATGAATGGCTCTCCTCTTTAAAAGATGGTGATAAAGTTGCAGTAGAACATAACTATTACGGCACTAAATCATATACTATAGTAACTATTGAGAAGATAACTCCTACTCGCCAAATTAAAGTATCTGGATATCTTGAGAAGTTTAGAGATGGCAGACTCCCGAGAGGGGATTCAAGAATGAGTATGGGTATTAGTGATTGTCTAGTTAAGATTACAGATGAGGTTTTAGAAGCGGGGATAAGATTAGAATTACTTAATTATATATCTAAAATTAAATTTAATAGCTTGTCTACTGAAAAGTTAAAACAGATTAAAGATATAATTAAACTATAATTTTAAAATAATTCGGAGCTAACAAAATGAAACTAAATATACCCACACTTAACGATATTTACGAATTGCCAATATTCGAGATACCCGATTCTTTAGGCATACCCGCCGGAGATGTCCTAATTCTTGAAGACATGCAAAATGCTGTAAATTTTTATCATTTGGGAGTGAGGAAAGAATTCAGAGTAGCTAAGAAAGTGATTAAAGGCTTGGAACTTAAAAAAGAAAAGCATCCTCTTGAAGAGTATGGATTCAAATTTTAAGTGCCTATATGTTTCTTACTCTTTTTGATTCATTAAGGCTACACTCTTAAACCTAAATTTCTACTTTTTTTAAAAATACTCTTTTTACATATAATATAAGTATATATTATAATATCGAAAATATTTTAATATATAACAACATATCTATTTTTGAGGTAATGATATATGAAAAAATATCTAATTTTATTAATCGGAGCTATGCTAATGCTGTCCTTCGTATCTCCTTCTATGGCAGCATGTTCAGGATCGAGTTGTAAATCATGTTCAACGTGTTCAAAAACTGTATGCGTTTCTTACATGCAATGTTCAGGAAAGGAATATATCAAGATCACTAATGGACTTTATTCTCCTGTTAATTTAAAGGGATGGAAAGTTGGCCTGAAGTGCGCAGGGTGTTCTAAGGAAGTTCGTTATAATCTTCCTGCTGTAACTCTCAAATCCTGCAAGAGTATATGGATCTATACAGGAAAAGTCCCAGGTGCTTATTCGCTCGGTACAAACGGAGCAATTTTATCCTGCAAAGGTGAAACAGCAAAAATTTATAATTCTCAAGGTAAGTTGGTTTCAACAAGAACCAACTAATTTTCTTTTTTTAAGGTGTTTTTATGGAAAAGCTAACTTACTTTTTTATTGTTGGTGCTGCTTGTTTTTTAGTATGTGCCATCATTTCAATGGCTACTACTCCAGAAATTAATAATTCAACTGTAATTAATGAGACCGTAACTACTCCGAATGAAACAAATAATACAACAGAAGAGACTATAGAATAGGTTCCCATTGAAGAGGATAATGGCTATACTCAAGCTCTTGAGAATCAAACGTTAAAAAGTGAGCCAGAAGAAGATATAGAAGAATCACAAGAAGAAATTATTGAGCAGGAAGAAGAGGTTATTATAGAGCCTTCTGAACAAATCGACACTACTATCAAAGAGGAAGTTATTCAAGAGCCAATAGAAACGCACTTGAAAGCTTCTAATGCAGTCACAAAAAAGAAAGTTTGTGTTCCCGGGATAGTTAACAAAAATGGATATGTTTTTGTGGGGGAGAAGTATGCTTTGCAGGAAGGATGTTTTATTATTGAGGATTAATACTTCTAACGTTTTTTATTATTTTGCTAGTCTCGATACAAGTCAATATCTCAATTCCATAACACCCACATTTAGGACACGTTATCGTTGATCTTCCTGATTTGCAAAATGCAATTCGTTCTTCATCTGTCATACTAAATACATTACAACATCGAAGACATTCAAAAACTTCATACATTTAATATCCTTCCTCATTTAATTTCTTATCAAGTGCCTCTGCAACTACAGCAGAAGCATTAAACTGTTTATACTCAGGTGTATTCTTTTTATATTCCTCGTGGCGGTCTATTATGCTTTGAGGGATTGAGTATGATTTTATAGGCATTCTTTCACCTCAATAACAATTATATTCTTTATAACTAAGCGATTTATTCTCATGGATGTTTCCCATAACAACACATTCTGCAAGCTTGAATTTACGACAGTTAAACATACCATTTTCAAAATTCACCTTAATATTCCCTATATTATTATACTGAACACAAAGAATATCATCTTCATATATTTCTACACCATTCTTATCTTTAAGCCCAGTATATTGCATAATCGGGCATTCTTCAAGCGCTTGAATAGATAACTTTTCATCTGCGTCAGATAAATCAAATAATCCTATCTCAGTAATCATTCTCTGATTTTTTTCATCCCATGCTCTAAATTTTAGGTTTCTCATTTACTCACCTTTAACTAATCTTATTTATTGTTAGTTAATAGTAATTAATGTTATTTAAAGTTATTTACCATTTCTGCATACTCTATACTAACAGCTTCAAAACATGATAGCAACATTTTAAGATAAAATGATGCTGTTTTCACATTCCCACATTTAGAGTTTATATACCGATGTTTGAATGTAAAAATATTAAAATTTTTATAATTAAAAATAGCAACCTTTTTATATTATGTTGCTGTTTAGTATGTATAGAAGTTTAGAGGTGATAAAATCGGAGTATTTGAAGGAATTGGAAGAATTACGTTTGGTGTGATATTATGTGTCATAATAATGCTTGTGATGCAGTCCATTTTTAGAAGCAGTATTATTGAGTGGATGACGTATGGAGATTATAAGTTTATTTCTGGGTTAGGGTGTGGAATTGTATTAAGTATAGTTAATAGGAGTTACTAAATGGATAACGGCTTAGTAACCTCAGACGGCACTAAAGTTCTAACGGTTGAAGAATACGACAAATTTATTCAATCAATCCCTGAAAAAAAGAAAGTAATTTTTGAAGTGAACACAATAACAGGAATGAGGTATATAGAACTTCAAAGGCTCCATGACCATCCTGAATGGTACTCGAAATCAAGAAATCAAATTATCCTCCCACCTGATGCACAGCAGAAGGTAAAACAGAAGCTTGTAAAGAGGACGATTGATAAGTTGCCCTCTACATTTCAGTATCTTTTTAAGGCTTTCACCGAAGGATCAAGACCGCCTGATAGAACCTCGTGGAATAGGAACTTATCAAGATGGTCACGAAAGGCTTGTATAGAGCCTAAGATTGGACCGAAAACACCGAGGAAAACTATTGAAAGCTGGATGCTGGAAAGTGGGATTCCTGAGATTAAGATATATTCTCGCCAGGGACATGATCCGATTACAAGCCTCCGGCACTATCAGAGCTTGTCTTTCACTGATTACGAGCATCGGGATATTGAGAAGCGGTTAATGGAATGGGGAATATTAAAAGGAGAGTGAAAAATAATGTCTGAACTATTTAAACTATCAAAAGAACAAATCGAAACGATTGAAAATATGATTAACAATGTAATTTCTACGATCGAAGGATCAGATGACACTGAAATAAAAATAATTGATAATGAAGAATGTGAAGCTTTTTTGTATGTGGCTATTGATTCTTATATAGCTGGAAGTAAGAGATTAGAATATAGAGAATAAAGAGGAGTGAAAAACAATTAACTTTTTAAATAACTTTCTCCTTCTTACAAGAGGGTGAATTTCTGACAACAAATCAAATAATAGAAGGAATTAAATGTATCTTCGCACTCGTTATAGGAGCATATATTCTTATATACTCTGTGAGAATACTATTCTAATCACCAAAAACGATACCATTTCTTCTTTTTATCTTCCAATCTTAAGATCCTATCATTAATCAACGTTTGAACCTGCACGACGTGTTTATTATGTGCCTCATGCACCCTCTCTAATTCTTGTTTTAGTGTTCCCATTTCTGATAGCTGAGCCTCTAGTCTAATAATCATCTTTTCCTGCGATAAAATCAGATTTTTGTATTCTGTTATCTTCTCTCGATCTTCTGAGAAGTAGTATTGTAATGCTTCTGTTACTGCTTTAGTTTGAGTTAGATTGGTATCTTCTATTTGTCTGATTATTTCTGAATCTAGGATTACTGAGATCTTTTTTGAGGGCATAGATAAGGATTGGAGAATCAGATATGTAAATATTCCGAATGTAAAAAAGATTAAAGGAGTTAATAAACTCCAGTTTTGATATTTACAGTATTACCTTTATACACATTCCCTACTAAAATTGATGGAATATCCCAACATGCAACCCCAACACTACAACACGAAAAGGTATTCCCTGTAATTGTCGTGCAGGAAGAACCTTCATACATTCCCAATCCTACGGAAGCTTTAGAAATTGTATTTCCTGTTATTGAATTCAGACTAGATTCATATAGCGAAATGCCACAATTATAAAATTTATTATTTATGATTGTATTATTTGAGCAGGTTGCGCCTCTGCAATACACTCCCTTTGTATAGATATAATTATTTCTTACAGTATTCCCACCAATTAGCTGATAATCTATTCCGTATTTTGTGACGTTGAATCCGTTTATATTTCCTGCGCCCGCTTCTCCTGGTTTAGATCCAACACCAAAGGAAAAACCGTTAACTTTTGGATACTTGTAAACAGTTCCTATTTTTTGCCCTTGAAATGTCAGCATTTTTGTATTGACGTTTACAAGTTCGTTGTAAGTTCCGGCGTTAACGTAAATTGTATCACCGTTAGCGGCTGCATTAACAGCAGATTGAATAGTCTTGTATTTAGCCGTTGAGCCTACTGTTAGAGTTGCGGCTGATGCCGAGCTTATCAGAAATATAAAGAGTATTAAGAGAGGGATTATTTTTTTCATATGGAGATAAAAAAGGAAGTTTAAGATTTAAAAGTATCTTAATTGGTAACTTCCACACTAATCTGCTTAAAATCAGCACTATTTTTCTTATCTAATAAACAAGTAGTTAATATTGATTTATCAAGAGGTACAAATTTTAAAGATAGATCACAGTTAGCAGAACATACTAAACATTTATATTTATATGTTGTTTTTCCATCCACATACTTTTCAACCTCTGCTGTAATCAAAGGCACAAGTTCATTAACCTGAACTATTGCAGCCCCTACTCCTTCTTTTGCTGTTGTAATCGGTTCAGAAGGCACAGAAACGGTACTCATTGATAATTTGATTGCTCCGATTGCGGTATTAGCTCCTTCGAGATCATTAGAGCCGATTAGAGCAACAACTGAATCAAGAGAGGTTGATAATGTACTGAGACTTTCTGATATTCCAGTACTGCTGTTCTCAAGAAGCGTTAATGCTTCAAGTAAAGAATTAAGGTTCGTTAACATTGTCTGAGCTTGAGTATATAAAAAATCATACTGTTCTAGTCCCATTTTATCACTCCACAAATTGACTCATAGTAATCCTATTTTTGCGCTTAAATTCTGCTGTATAGTCATCTTGTGTTTTCCTTACTCCAAATTCTAAGGAAGTAGTACACGAATTTTTTGAAATTGAATGACTCACTCTTTCAACTCTCAAAACGACATTAAGAGGCACGTTTGAAACTTGAATCCTATCTATATTAATTGAAACGAGATCTTTGTACTTAGCTCCAGGTGTCAAGAACAATGTGGCTGAACCAGTTACAACAGGATCTTTTAATATGGGTTTAATTCCATCTGCTAACCCCTGGCACATAGTAAAGGAAGTTAAACTTGTATCAATATTAACAAGCTCTCTCGATCCATACCTAAGAATAGATGCTGAATCGCTTGAAATTGCTTGATATTGTGAATTTTCATCGGGTTTTTGTCCCAACTGTATTATATAATTCCATACGTTTCCTCCGTCACTTTCGAAATGTGCTTCAAGAAGGCGAGGAGTACCGCTTCTGATGGAATATTGAGTAGTGGCTGATGCAGGAACTGGCTTATATTGGATTTCTCCACCTGTTACCAATTTGGCAGCACTATAATAAACAACTGTATCAAAATAATATGTATTTCCTGAGATGGCTATCATGTCTTCCATTACGTCTTTTATATATTTTTGGTATGCTTTAATTGAATAAGTTGTATTGAAAGTGGCCGCATAAGGAACGGTAATTTCGGACTTAGTAAGGTATGTCCTAACAACATTAAGAATAGTTTTTGAGTCTGTTGTACTTGCAAAGCTGGAAGCTTCCGGGATTATCCTGACAGACGGCTCATAAGCATGTCCTATACATGCCAGTGTTGCCGTTGTACCCGTTCCCCATTGTTCCCGTCTTGATATTATTCTTCCTTCAAAAAGCTTTTTCCAGACGATTTTCTCACTTTGAGAGAACCGGATTGAGGTTTCTAACCATACAATATCAAAAAATTCAATATCCGAAAGGTAATCTATAGAGCCATTATTCGCCACAACCTCAACCTCTGCGGTGGGTATGGTTGAGTTTTGTTCTGTGCTGGCTGAAATTACTTGCAGGATATATTTGCTCCCTGTAAGCTCTTTCTGAACTACGAGCCTGGCGTTAAACTCGTAAATCATTAGATCACCATGTTAGTATCCCGATACCTAATTGTGACGATACAAGGATTCCCGTTTAAGATCGCTGCAAAAGTATTTACACCACCATTTGCGAAAATTTTAGGTCTCGGAGCATCCATAGTAACTAGATCAGCATAATGATAAATAGAGCCGATTGTGCAAGTTCCACTCGTGGGTGGTTTTATACAGACGAAATATTTTGATTTTCCAGCGAGGGAAAGATTGGCAGCGTTATCAAGCTCTCTATAAATTGCCGTGTCCTCTAATGCTGTTGCCGTGTTGCTGTCTGCTGCATACCATTCAACAGGTCCCTTTGTTATTGGGTCATAGTCTGCAATCCACATCTGAGGGATACCTGACACCACAAAAACTTGAATAAATGGCTTTCCGGTAACTGAATATTTAGTGTCAAAAAGATATGTTAAATATGATCCTGCTGGAAGTTCTAAAGTTCTATTCGCTGCTGAATAAACCGGAGTTGTGGACCCATTATCTGTAATTATAGAACTGTATAGATTATCAGAAAAATCCTCTGACATTTCAAAAGAGCCTGAATAATCGCTATTGATTGCGAATTTACATTTAGGTAATAAAGTATTACACATATCAAGAACGACTGTTGGATCATCCACATTATAGATTGAAATAGTTGCGCTTCCGGCATCTAGATCAGGTGCGCTCTGTGGAATCATCGGGGTGTATTTAATAGTCATATTTCTGCAAGACGCATCAGTCCCAGTAGTGCTTTTGAGATACCATTTTATTGTAACCGGGCCGTTCCCAAAATTAGTTTGGCTGCTAACTGATGATTTCGTTGTAAAACTCGGATCTACAGAAGTTGCAGCCCAGGGACCTACAATTACAGTTTCAGCCCCTCCCTGCCAGCCCGTAGCCTGAGCCGTTACTTGCATAGTTGCCGTGTTCCCGCTAACACTAACAGCTAATTGTGCAGATAATCCATCCAGCCTACACGTAGCATTATTTGAGAGTGCTGGAATAGTTTGAGTATATAATGCTGTGAAAGATGTAGCATTTGTCGCGTCTTCGTCATCTCTTGTGGTCACTACTTGAGTTCCCGCGACATAACTATATGCTGTTGATGTTGTGAGGGGTGTATATTTGACGGTTAATAATTTAGGGACTGCTTTATGTCCATTTGAATTATTTTCAACTTTTGCATACCATCTTATTTCAATGGCTTCATTTGCTGAGGTCTTGCCTGTAATATCCTCAGAAAAAGCAACGGCTGTTAATGAAGTGGTTTCCCATCCGGTAGCCAATGCCTGCTCTACTCCTCCATTCAGAGAAGGAGCATATAACCTAGGCTCTAAATATGCTTTGTAAGTCGTATCCACATAAGCCGCGAGGGTACACGAAACTTGATCTATTCTGTATTTTCCTCCTCCCGATAGTTGAGGAAGTGATGTAGTCAAAACAAGTCTCCAAGTTGTATAAGTTGTACTATACGAATTTGCCGTACTTGCTCCATTATTTACATTTGTTGCCTGGACTCCTGCCGTTTCAGTTGAGGAAGTTACGTTCGACATCTGGACCGCACTCACTTCAAAATCAGGAATCGCGTCTTCATATCCGAGTGTCTGAATACTGTTCCCTAATGCAGCAATTTCAATATCTGCCATTCTCCCAAAGTACATATCGTCACAATAAACAAGAGCTTCAGCGTTAGCGGTTCCTATCAGGTGTACTCTTACGACTGCATCATACATATTTAGGGAAGGCGTGATTATAATCTGTTGCTGATACCAATCCATCACGTCATCCCAAACTAATTGAGATACAACCCCTCCGCCTGCTTCAAGCTCAACAACTAATTGCCCTTGTGTGAGTCCTGAAACCGCACCATATGCAGATAGAAGATAACTAAAGCCTGCTTCTAATTTGACAGGCTGAGAAAAGCTTCCTCTATCTGCATCAGTCCCGTTTCCTGTAATTAGTACGCTGTTGGCTCCATCATGTGCGGTTTCTCCTGACATCTGCATTCCAGCAGTTTCATAATTCCATCTATCCGGCGCTACGTCTTCCATTCCCGCGAGCCACGATTCTAAAGAAGGATTTGATAACTGATTTCCTGTATATATGTCATCAGCAGACCATTGCAAACTATTTGTTATTTTTCGACTTCTTATTCTTTCGGTAGTACTTCTAAAAAATGGTGTATCAGTTTCAAACTGAACTGTATATGTAAACCCTCTTTCGGGTACTTCTTCAGAATTAAACCTGATATCAGATTCAGGAGTAGTCATTATTCCTGAGAGGAACCAACCTGAATAAACTCCACCAGGCTCAAGAATAGCCGGACTTCTCCGCTTCCAAGCTGAAATTTGCTGCCACGCATCGTCTAAGGAGCTTACCCTACATGTAACAGTAAAAGATCCACCTTCAAAACCGAAGTCTCCCAAATTTACGCCATCAATACCAGGAGGCTTGTTTGAAGCTATCACTTTAGTAGTCTTTTTGGAGAATCCTACAATTCTTAAAGGATACTGATTTATATAGGCTGTAATCTCTCTATTATTTTCGTCATAGACTGTATAATCTCTTAAGAAATATTCCGCTAAAGATTCTCTAACTGCTCTATTTTGGGGGATGTACCTGACGGGAATTTCTGGAAGTACATCTCCAGTTGTCCCACCTCCTGTACTCCCTCCCCCTGTACTTCCACCTGTAGAAGTTCCAGGTTTTAATCCGTTTAGGGTAGTAACATCGTTAGTATGAATTAAATTTGTAGGATAAATTGGACCTTTTAGATTTCCGGAAAAATAAGTATATGATATGGCAGCCGTGACTGTTGTGGATTTTACATTACAAATCCCATACCCAACAGGGGTTGTATATTTAGGTGTACTCCCGTCAGTGGGTGTAGTTCCATCCCTATTAGCACGAGTGTTTTTTATATTATTATTATTAATTTTTATAGAAGTTGCCGAGGACGTGATATTTCCATAAATCAATATTGTATGACAGTAACAGCCATCAAAATCATTGTATTCTATAGTAAGACCATTACCCCACTGAATGCCAATTCCTGCACTCCAATAAGCCCAAGAAGCCCAACCACATCCATTATTAATTGTATTATTATATATATTGACAGTCTGTGCATTTGTCCCGGCTGTCTTCTTGACATCATTCATCCAGATGCCCGCGACATTCGGACCTGAAATGGTATTATTATAAACATTAATATTATTTGTAAGGATTGAATAAGAAGCGTTATTTGCGATCTGCATTCCAGAATGACCAAATTTAGGTGCTCCGTTATTATTGGGTCCATCATAAGAAGTACAGTCATTATCATAAATATTGACATTCTGGCATGAATCACAACGAATACAACCGCTAGTTATTCCGGCTATGGAATTGTTATAAATTGCGTTTCCGCTTCCGGTTATTGCTTTATAATAAACTCCTTCATGTTGGTGGTTACTGCATATATTATCGTGAAATCTAACATTTTTACAAAATGTAACCTGTAACGCTTCCCCGAAAGCGTCATGGATATTCATGTCATGGATATTAATATCCTGACACTCATATCCAGAACTCCCTTGAAATTGAATAAGCCTCTCTACTCCTGAACCAGCAGAAGAAGGCGTTCCGTGTGCCAGCCCCAGTTTCGTATATTGGTGCTGACAATTTCCGTCAATCTCGAAACCATATATTTCAATGCCCGTTACAGTAGTAGTTAATTTTGTAATAACTCCAGACCCATCTGGAAAAGCACACCAAGCCCCAGATGTTCCATAAGTCACGCTCCCTCCACAAGCATAATCTGGAACTTTTAGTATTACTCCTGATTCAGCAGTCCATGTAGTTGATGATCCAACTTTGATTTGATCTCTAATATTATATGTGTGGGGCCCTCGCATTATTACAGTAGACCCCGGGTTGGCACTTGCAAGATTCAAAGCACTATTAATAGCGTCTTGGTCATTAGTGCCATCTGCCGTATAATGAGTGCCATCCATTGACCCCCCGGAATACGTTACATAAATCGTTTGAACTGTCATTTTTTAGCCTCCAGAGAGTACAGATAGTTTAGTTTTCGTTTGATTTACAGCGTTTCCATAATTGTTCACAGTTCCCACATTTACAGTAGTAGAAGGTGCTTTATTATGAGTTCTTGAGTCCAATTCCCCTTGAGTATACATATTTGGGTTCGAAATTACTTTCACAGTACCAGTTCCAGAACTACTTCCACTACTTTTAGTTGTGCCTAATTTTGCGTCTAAATTCCATTTACCCGCTAAACCTGAAACATTTCCAACCATCGCAGCGGTTGTTTTATATGCGGCTCCTATCTTGCTTATCGACTCAACAACGCTATCATTGACGGTAATAAATTTGCCTACGTCACCAACTGCCGTTTTTATTGCGGTTGATACATTAGTCCAGCCTGTTACAGTCCCTGACATCGGCTGATTTCCTGCGTTTTGTAAAAGAGTAACTGCCTGCTGAGTTGTGAGATTAGAGGCTTTTCCTTGAGCGTCAACAAGAGCAATCTGTCCTATTGTTCCTGCCATGCTAGTATTACCAGCATCAGACGCGATTTCCTTCAATTCTGAAAGTGTTAGATTTGTTTGTTTCCCGCTTTCATCAATGCTTACAAGTTGAGCGTTTGTTTCACCCATTCTCACATTTCCAGCATCAGAAATGATATAAAAAAGATCCGAAGCTGTGCTTTTTGCAGTCTGCATTGTACTATCTGTATTTTTTATTCCGTCTATTGTTGCGGAGTAATCAACGGTTCCGGTATCAGATAACACACTGTTTGCATCTGTTCCAGTTGCTGAAATATCGGTAAGCCCCGAACTTATTGAATCTAAGCTTTCCCCTGTTGATTCATCTTGCATATTAAGGAGGGTTGACATGTCCTCTGTCGTGCTCTGTGTTGTTCCCCCTAAGCTACCGACAAGAGTATCCATTGAGGATAGTTCAGATTTAGTTCCGGTTGCATCTATGTTTGAGAGTGCATCTACTGACTGTTTGGCTTTTTCGTTATCGTCTCGTATCCCTTCCGCTTGTTCGTGAATGTTGTCTCCCATACTTGAAAATTGAGCACTAATTTTATCTATTGCTTTTCCAACACCTTCAAGAAAGCCAGGAGGAAACATATCTATTATAGCCTGTTTAATACCGGATGCAACTTTAACAATAACATCCCATAGTATTATTGCAGCTTTTTTGATACCGTCTGCTGTGATTGTGAATAAATCTTTTAAGAGTCTCCAAGAATAACTTATTACTCCTGTCCTTTCTTCCAATTCGTAAAGAACAGCTACAAGAGCACCAATACCAAGAACTATTCCCGAAGCTGCACCTATTGTTAACCCTAAAAGTCCTGCTGCTGTTGTAAGAGCACCTATTATAATTTCTGCTCCGGCTAATGCAACTGTAACAGCTAATCCAACAGCAACTAATGAACCCATAGCCGCGACTGCAACTAGAATTGACTGAGGAATTGCAGCTATAACTTTCCCGATGAGAGCAAAGGCTCTTAAAAAAGGAGTTGCTACCGTAGAAATCGCCTGACCTAATGAAAGTTGTAATGCTTCGATTGCGTTTTGTGCTTCCCGGACTGCTCCACCAAATCCTTTATCCATTTCTTCGGCTGCTTGTTTTGCGTACCCTTCGCTGTTTTGCAGTTCTGCGGTCATTGCTCTCAAAGCAGGAGTTCCCTGATTTAATAGAGCCATGATACCAGGACCAGCACGCATCCCGAATATTTCCATCATATCAGCAGACGTTACACCTGCTGCTGTTAATGTGTCAAGAATATCTGCAAGGTTCTTTGTTTTGGGGTTTACCATGTCGATAGTTAACCCGTATCCTTTCAGGATTCCAACGACTTTGTTGGTGGGGGATATAAGACGAGTAATAGAGTTTCTAATTACAGTTCCAGCCATACTGGATTTAATACCGGCGTTTGAAAGCAATCCTGCTGCTGCGGCTGTCTCTTCTAAGCTCCATTTCATCTGATGAGCCAGTGGAGCCGCATATTTCATTGCTTCGCCTAGTCCGGTTACGTCTGTATTCGTTTTATTGGCTGCTGCTGCCAGGATATCAGCCGCATATGCTGTATTTTGGGCAGGGATTTGAAATCCATTCATTATATTAGACATTATATCTGCTGTTGTTGCAAGTCCTGTCATTGATCCTCTGGCAAGATCCAGAGTAGCTGGCATTGCTGCCATGATTTGACCTGCGTTAAATCCGGCCTGTCCTAAAAATATCATAGCCTCGGCTGATTCCTGAGCCGTGAAAGATGTAGTAGCACCTAACGTTTTTGCAGTTTTTGTAAGTGCTGTAAATTCCTCATCTGTTGCAGAAGTGACAGCAGAAACCTTTCTCATGCTGTCATCGAATTTCATGTATGTCTGAGAAGCATCAGAGCCAATTTTTACAAGTCCGGCTGATATTCCGGCTAGTGCTGCCGTTCCTGCAAAACCTAATTTTGATTGTAGATTTTTAGAAGTTGATTCTAATGATTTTAACGATGTGGTTATGCCCGTAACGTTGGCAATCCCAGAGAATCCTTTTTGCAGACTTCCAGACAACCCACTAGCAATACCTGATATTTTTGATTGTGTTGCTGAAAACCCTGCTGAAATTTTAGAGAGGTCGGCAGAGATTGTACTTTTTAAGCCGACTGTAGCGTATATTCCACCGACTTCTTGAGCCATTTTTTAACACCGTTATTGATAAATTACAGTTCCACCGGCTGAAATCGTTTTCATCCTCAATGCGTATTCATATTGTTCAGGAGTCATTTTTTGAGTTGATCTTCTTTCGTCTGGTAAAAAGTGTTTCATTTCAAAACGTTCTCTGTTTTCGGTTTTTGCTCCGTTGGCATTCATTATGACAGCACAAAGGCGAGCTTCAAGATGTAAAGTAAGATCTGTTTCTTCGTTTTGCGTTTCGATTGCTACATCAATCATTAATGAGGTTTCAGCAGGCGTATATTTCCAAAAAGAAATAGGGTCAACCTTACAGAACTTATAGAATGCTTTTTGAACGTCTTCTATAAGTTCTGTAACAGTTAGTTTCCCTCTGTTTTTTCACCTGCTGAACTTGTGAGAATGTTTCCTTCTAATAATGCTTTATTTAGTACAGCCGTAAGCGATTCAAGAGAATTATTCTCAAGATAGGAAGTTATGATTCCGGCAACTTCTTCCTTTTTTAAGAGAGGGAATTTGTGCAGGAGTCCAGCCCACACCATCATTCTAACAGATCGAGGACCAAGTTTTGAGAAACCTTTATCAAAATCTGAAAAAGATGGAGCTTCTAAAGCTTCCATCATTGCTTCAAATCCAGCCCAATCATAGCGGAGTGCATATTCTCCAATAAGGGGAATTTCTTTTAGAGTCATTCTAACACCCCTTATGATGCAGCCCTAGCGACCTGAATAGTGTATACTACGGCTGCTTTGCTTGTTTCTTTAACAACTATGCTAATTTCAGTAAGTGTTCCTGCTGCTCCAAGAGTTACGGAACCATTTCCAGCACTTGCGACAGTTGTACCATTGACGGTAATTGTTGCACCTGAACATGTGGGAACAGCTACTGCTGTTTCTGTTGCTGCTACTACATTACAGACATACTTGTACGTGGTTCCTGCAAACACAGGGAATATAGATTGGCCTGTAACAGAAAGAGCAGTAAGCGCACTCTTTGTAGTTGAGAACGTAGGAGCACCTGTAACTTTCACTTTCGCACTAAATTTGAGAATTTGCCCATCTACTACATGATCGAAAGTTTTTACAACTCCATAGAAAGACTGTGACGATCCAGACGGGAACGTTGTAATGAATAGGCAGGTCGTCCCTGATGCGGCTGCTGCTGCCAAAGCTGCTTGACCAACATCACCATCTACAGCATTTCCTTTGATTTCGGTTTCTCCTCCGTCTTTTCTTCCGGCTTTGTATTCCTTCCAATCACCAGAATCTTGATTGGTAACTTCGATATCGTCCACCGAAGTTTGAGGCATTGGAACGCCATCGTCTGTAATTTCTGCAATTAGTGAAAGTACTCCACCCGAAGGAGTAATACTTACAGTTACACCTCTAGCTACAGTTGCTTGAGAATTCACATAAGTCATGTTTTTAGCTCCGAATTATTGAATTAACATTGAAAAATTAACTGAATACTGATAATACCCGCTATTTGTTTTCATAATGAAAGCAGGGGAAGCTTTCGCTTTTATTGATTTAAATTCTGTAGTTCCAATTATTCTATTTGAAATATTTCTTAACAGTTTATAAATTGAAATTGATAAAGCGTATGCTGTTTCATTACTAGAATTTCTAGTGATAACTTGAACATCTATCATATACGGGTTAATTTCACCAGATACTATCTTATCATACTCTTTCCCTCCGTACGGAGTGATAAACACGGCATTTCCTGATGAATCGTGATAACCTGCAATTGAAATACCACTCACTCCATTTGTTTGTAGGAATGTCGATAAATCAGTAAGATATGTTTCAATTGTCAATTACTCCACTCACCTCGATTGATACGTTTTTTTGTAGTTTATCAGAGTAAAGGTTAAGAGGGACTTCGAGATACTTGTTTTGAGCATTTGGAGGGTTATAATGTCTATATGGGAGTTCGTGAACCCACCAGGAATAGTTTACTTCTGAATTTCCATATGAGATTTCTTTTGTGTATGCTTCTCCTGAGTCTTCTTTTACTGTTTCTTTTGCGGATGCTTTTAAAGCTCCAGTGTCTACAGGACAGAAATTCTCAGTTGAGATAAGGAATATTTCGTGTGTTGTTTCATCGACTGCTTTTTTTCCTGCTTCCCACATTAATTTTGAGATTATTGCAGTATTAGTAATACACTCAGCAGCCGTCATAACGAACCTTCCCCGGGTGCAGCCCTTCCAACATAAACTTCTATATATTCTATTCGATGTGATACGGGACTCTTCCTTTCTGCGATTGAACCTATGTAAGGGGTTGAACCGTCTGCAAGAGTGATTTTATCATTATAGGCAATCGAAGACCCTCTCGGTAACGCAACCCAAGCGGAAGATAAAAGTTCATTTCCTCTAAAATCCTTTAAATTCTTTATGAAACTGCGAACATTCGCTTTTGATGTGGTTGCCGTTTGGTATGTTCGTTTTCCGTATACGTCTTCACTTGAGAATTTAGAGATTTGAACGGTATCAGGAAAGTCCATTCAGTACCTCCTGTGAGGCAATCTAACTGGATGTCCTTCACTCAATCCTGGAATATAATGGTCATCTCTCAGTACACCGTCAATATCTGCTTCTTCTGACAGATCAGTAACTGTTCCTACATTAGAATCATATTCAGCAATTCTTGAATATATTTCATCCATCCACGCGGAAGACGTACTAATTGAAGATTTCCAGGAGGAATCAGTTACACTTTCAGATACAATTACACCTTTCCCTGGTCTTAATTTCAGGATGTGAAGAACCATATAAGCTGTTAATTCTTCATATGCGGAGGTTGTAAATGTTCGCCCTGATAATATAATATTTAAACGTGCTTCCGCATTTGTTTTGAGCGTTGCTAGTTGTGTATCTGTGATATCATCCGTTGCTGCGCTTCCTACTCGAATATCTGAATATAACTCGATGATATCAGCTAGAGTCATCATTCCACCTTGTTAATTGTGATCTGAAGTGTATCAGTATCTTCAAATGCTGTTCCTTGATAAGCAAAATCTTCAGTATATGAAATTACACCGGCTGCTATTGTTATTTCTGAGCTCGATTTTGTACAATCGTAGATTATAAGTTTCCCTTTTGTGATATTTCTTATTTCTATAATTTGTTCTAGTGTTGTTGTTGCATAGTCTCCTGTTAGTGTTATTGTTTTTTCTGATGCGTCAAATGTGTAATTTGTGGCTGGAATTACTTTTTCCGCGATTGCACCCCCTGAGAGTAAAGAAGTTAATTGAGCCGATGCCGTATTTACCTGAATCCTTCCGAGGACATCGGCTATATCATCCCCCTTGAGAACGAAATCAAAAATTCCAGAAGAGGGAATATAGGCAGCCGGAATAGTTACAAGATACTGCCCCATATTCGAGTTATACACGGCTGTAGCTCCGGTTGCTAGTTCTTCAGTCTGTTTATACTGTTTTACATAGACAACTGGATTAGTGATGCCGTCTATGTCTTCTCCTGAGTAGTCTGTTTTTATCGCTTCAACTAGGATTTCTGCATTTTCACCCGGGAATACTTCGCCTAAGATCAAGATTACCACAACCTATGAGATTTAAACCACCATACGAGCCACATTAAAGGATCTGTGCCGGAGTTGGCTGAAATTGTAATATACTCTGATTTAACTTCGGAATCGCTGCCGAACTCGTTTGATACGGTCAAATTGACTGTATTAGTTCCTGCTGAAGTATAAGCGTGTGTTGGGTTTTGTTCTACCGAGTCTATCGAACCATCATTTTCAAAGTCCCATGCCCATGAATCCGCGCCAGATGAACTATCTGTAAACGAAATAATTGTTGATGCTTGACCGCTTCTAGGAGTTGCAGAAAATGCTGAAACTGGTGGGACTGCTCCCCATGTATCAAGTACCAATGGTATCTGAGATCCAGAAAGTGAGTTTGTGTCTGAAGAGTACCAAGAAACAGAAGGTGTTGCCGTTTCAGTGTCATTTATTCCGTTTTTTGTAGCTGTCAATAACGGGGTATGTGATGTAGTCGCGGAACTCGTTTTTTCATCTGATAGAACTGCAAAAAGATTTGTTGTATCTCCATCGACTGTTGATAATTCAGATTCTATAGTATTACCGTTTTGATCTATCGAGGATTCGTTAGACGCGATTACCGCATTTTTTACAGGTTGATCTAGCAAATTTTTTACAAAGATGTTGGCATAGTAATATGATTTGAACGTGCCTGTATCTGATACTGAAACTTTTGATATATTATATGACGGATTTAAAAATTTAACGTTTTCTTCAGTTCCAGCCATATTCACGTCTGTGGTAGATTCTGTAATAACAGTATCTCTGAAAAATATATTAGTGTTATTTGCATGTAAATCAATTGCTGTAGGCATAGACGAAAACGAACATTTATCAAAAGTTACATTTATAGAATCATAAATATAAATTCCTTTTGTAGTTGTTTGATCTACGTTAGTTACTGTATTATTGTAAAATGTACTATTGCGTAGCTCTTCGCATCTAAAGGCCGCCGTGTAGCCTGTAGGAATCCAGGGGTTTGTTACAATATTATTAGTTACAGTTATATTTTCATATGTTGCTAATACCGCGTCCTGTACATCTGTAAATCTGTTTCCATCGACTGTGATATTATAAGCCTTGTCACCCATCCCAACGCCTACGCCAGTGGCGTTTGAAATGGTGTTATTTTTTACAAGTCCGTCCCTTGTACCTACATTGAGGACTATAGAACGTTGAACACCTGTAATTATATTATTAGAAATATTAAAATATCTATCCATTTCGGCATATAAATTAGGATTGCCTAAAATATCTATACAATAAGAACCAGATGCCCTAGAACCTGCACTGAATGTATTATTAATTATATTCATACCATTTGTATATTGAGCATAAACACAAAATCTTGAATTATTTATATTGTTGTTTAGGATGTTTAGCCCAACTGAATTTGTTTTTATCGCGGCAGACTCAATATCGTCTATAGTACAATTTGTTACATTTGCAGGACTCCCACCCGTTGAAAACCACAGTCCATTGTAACAGTGTTTGATTGAGCAGTTATCAAAATATGTAGAAGGATTTGAGCTATGGATCTCTATTCCTGTTCTCCATGATTGGTTATTTGCAACAGTCCACGTTGGGGATGTTATTTCAACTCCCATATACTCAAAAATAGAATCGTCTGCCTGGATTATAGGAGTTTTTGAGCCTATAGGTTCATAATATTCAGACCAAATATAAGTGTGATAATTAGAATTGCCTGTGATAGTTGAATTTGAAACTACAAGTTTTCCAGCCGTTGTAGATGTTGTATTCCCCTTAAGAACTTTTATACCGTGTTCCCCGCTAACAGTATTATCAAATATAAGACTTGAATTCACAAGAGTTAATGAACCGCCTGGATAAACTGTAATATTAGCATTATAATATCTTGTTTGTCCAGTTAATGTCTGAGCGTCATATATATCCCATTGTGTAGTATCTGATGGAGTTGTAAGTACAAAATTATCAAATAGTGATATACCGTTATCGGTAGCGTGTACTCCTCTTATTTTTATCTGATTTACGTTTGAGCTAGTCGTAAAATTTACATGTTTTTGCGCCCATGCATGTAATCCTGCGGTCTGATTATACCCCATAGTGACCTGATTAGTGCCATTAAATTGTAGTATATATACCCGGTCGTATCCAGCCCCAGAATATTTTTTTGAGTAATAAGATAGAGAATAGTTTGTGGATGGATTTACAGGGATATAACCCGAATAAAAATCTACATCTGTTGACGTTCTGGTTAGTTCGTATGAATATGTATCGCTAGATCCGTCTGTTTGATTCCAGGTTCTACCGCTTGATCCAACTTCGCTCCAATCTGTCCCGTTTGGTTGAGTTGCGAAATTTGGATTAAGGATAGAAAGTTGATATGCTCCAGCACCACCAACACATAACAATAATAAAAATAAAATAAATAATATTTTTCTAAAGCCCATTCCACCCACCCTTTCTAAAAATTAATCCACTGTATATCTCAAAAATACTTTAGCGTGTCCTGTTCCACTTGAAGAAGCAGATTCAGTTATTGCTAGGTTTAACATGTCACCTGCTGCTAGTGATGCGGTAGCTCCGCTAACAGGAGATGTAGAAACCATGCTTTTAACGGTTCGACCTGCTGTTGGTAGTGTATAAGTTACGCGGGTTACAGGGCTTCCTGCATTATCAATTAACTCAATTTTTGCATCTGTGGTTTCCTTCACATATGCTTCTGTGAGATACGAATCCATTGATACTATTGTACAGGCTACGGGAGCCAGAAACACGGCATAATATGTATGATTTGTACCACTTGCCAGATCTACGCCGTTAGCCGCTAAGGAAGTACTTGAATTCATTGAGGCGGTGAGATCCACGATTTGTATTTTGGCAGAATCAATGGCTGTATCGATCTGTGCAAACTGTCCAGCAAGAACACTAGAGTCAGTACCTAACGAATTTTTCAAAAAATTAGGAGAAGGGGAAGTATAAGTCATGCTCCCCTCCTTAAATTCCAGAATCGTTGATTGTTCCTTCTGCATCTTCAACCGCAAAAACGAAATCGAACCAGAGTTTATTTACGATTTCCATTTTGTTATCATCGAAATACTGATGAACATTCAGTCCAAGACCCGGTACTGTTTTCTGTCCTTCTCTGGTGTTATACGCAACTGAAGGTGATCCATACTTACCATCATTATAATAATAATAAGTTGCAAATGGGTGAACTCCATCAATACCAAGAATTACACCTTCATCTACTCCTTCATCCATCCTATGAACAGTTGCTTTCAGTGCAGGGATGTAAACAGAATTTTCCCCAACTGTGGTTTGCCCGATAAGCTGACGTTTTGCGAGATCTGCGTTAGTATCAATGAGCCATAATTCCAAATCGTTGTAATCTGCTGTATTGACAAATATATCAGTACATGCAAATGCTTTGTTAACCTTTCTCATAGATCTCTTAAATTTAATGAGATCCTGAAGAGGCGTGGAATTTGAAGAATCGCTCCATACTGCTGATGGCGCCCAATTTGTGCTTAATGCTGTTCCGTCTGCTATCAAGTTTGCTGCGATTTTAGCCTCTCTGAACTGAGCCATCCAGAAAGCTACTCTATCCATTGCCCTGGTGATGATTCCTGCTCCTTCTGAGAGTTTGAGGTAGTCTTCTCCTATTCTCAATTCAAACCCGTACTTCTGTAGCATAGCAGAATCTTGAGTCATTGAAGATATCGAGATTCCAGGCCAATCAGCAGATTCGTTGAGTTTAGCAGGCCATACCTTTTTAGTATCAGATGCCTTGTTTGTAGATTCCTTTGTAATGATAACAGAACGAGAATCTATAGGAACAGCGTTGAACAGCCCTGTAAATACAAGGTTGGGTTCCATCTGTTCGAAAATCTTCTGAACAAAGAATTTTTTCCTAAGGAAATGGGCATTAGGACCCGTAAGGTGATCGTTTAAGTCGCTCATTTAAGTCGCCCCCATGATAGTTCCACCGAGGAAAGCAAGCATGATATACGGTGTTGCGCTGCTAGACTGTGCCTGATAATGCATAGAAACAATATTTGGAGATCCGCTATTTGCTACATCGTTCACAGTAATTCCACCACCTGCAACACATTCAGAAACATCTAGTTTGAGGATTTCCTTAGTGCCAGGAGTGACGTTTCCAGCGTTAGCGCATACGAGTTTTGCCTGTGTCATTGCTGTGACATTTGGGAACCAAACTGTAGCAGATCTAAGATATTTTCCAGCAAGTCTAAGAGCTATGCTATTGGCTGCCGTTGCTATCGTCTGAGTAGCCGGTTTTCTTTCCATTTCTTCCGGTTCAGAGATTATAACTCCTATCACCAGGTCAGTCCCGTTTGTGATTCTGGTAACAACGGGAGAACCGCCGGTATTAGCCCATGTGTTTCCTGTATCAGTAGAAAGTGCAACTACCATTCCAAGAGAGATTTCTGTGGCACCTGATACTGTTGGAACGGTGCCTCCCCCCAATCCTCTTGCACTAGAAACGGTTATAGCTCCTTCATCAAGCCAACATGTGCGTTTTACGCCTCCGTTGGTATAATCGCCTGCATTGTAAGTCATTTTATAGCCTCACATTTGCAGCTTTCCAGGCTGTTTCTGCTGCTTTTTCTTCATCAGTTTCCTGATTGTTTTTTACTGCGGTATCGCCTTCCGCTTTCATAAATTCAGGCTTTGGAATTGCAAGAATGGCGGCTGTAATATCCTGATTCAGTTTGAAAGACAGTTCAGAGTCTTCAAGCTCTGCTTTTCTACCTGCAAACTTTTCTTTAATGCCTTCAGGCAATCCATTCCAGAAGTTTTCCTGATTAGCTTTTATGCGAGAGAGCTTTTCATCGACTGCTTTCTGTTTGAGATTGTTGATTTCACCCTGCAAATCAGAAATAATCTTATCTTTCGATTCAAGATCCTGATTGAGTTTCAGGATAGCATTTTTCCCATTCTCAACGTCTTGATTGAGTTTGAGAATCATCGTTTCTTTCTCGATGATTTTAGAACTAGATTCATCCTGATTTGCTTTCAGGAGTCCTAGTATTTCCGAGAGTTCATTTTTTTGTTCATCTACCATATTACTAGCTCCGAATTTTCCGGCTAAATAGCCTAAAAGTTCGCTATCAGGAGAACCCTGATTTAGAATTAATGCGCCTGGATCTCCTTGTGGAATTCCTAACGCTTTATCATAAAGTAAAACATGATCGCCAAACACATCAAGCAAAGAACCAACATCAGGAGCATTGTAACGGAATCCTAAAGAAAGGTTAAGCTCTCTGTTTTTGATTTTTATATCTGTGTCTGGATCGGTGATGTTAAAAACGGTCTTTAAAAAGTCGCTTCCTGTGTTATTTATCAAAGAATTTGACGTTTCGCCAACAACTTTTCCTTCAATCTCCTGAAGGACTTCATCAAGAGGTTTGCCGTAAAGCCCTTTTGGAGGGTGTTTCTTCGCATAAATGATTTTTAAATCATTGAATGAAGGAAGCCGTTTCTGAAAAACATCAGTAGGGTAATAATGCAACTTTCCGTCTTTATTTTGTAAGTATTCGAGACGGCTGATTATTGCTTCGTGTTGACTCAAAAAAGGTGTCATAGCTCCGTATAAAAATAAAAGCTGTTTATATATTTAAATGTTTTTCTTTAAACAGTTTCTTCCGCTTGTGTTTTTTGTTCTTTTTGTTGTTTTTGTGCAAATATATAAATATGTTCAAAAACTTATAGAAGATTGGAGCTAATCTGATGAGTGAAACTATTATACAAAAAAGAGGAAAACATATTTTTTTACGAGATAAAAAATTGCATACTACATTTATGTCATGGCGTTTTAAGATTCCTGAAGATGAGCTTCCCGATGGGAGAATTACGCAGGATACTATAATGAAATTTATCCTAAAAGAGTGTGCGGAGAATCAGAAGAATAAGGCAAGGGTTGAGGAATTGGAGAGTAGGTTAAGAGTTGAAACTCCTGAAATGAGATAAGATTAAATACTTTTGATATATAAATAAAGTCCACTGTTATATCACTAATATTTGCCGTAACAAATTAAAAATATTTTTATAATTTAAAGAAGTATTCGTTATTGTCATCCGTTACTGGATCAAACTCAGTGGTGTCTGTGAGTAATCAGGCACACTTTTACTCTCAGTAAGCTAATGGCAGACTGGCCACCTGTCCGAGATGGCAGGGGGTATGATCACGTTCAATTCGTGACTGAGAGATTAACTTTTTATACTAATTTAACATTGTTTTAATTGGATCTCAAGACTCACATCCAGCAGGCAGGTTCTTTTATCATCTTTCTCTCCTGCCTGTTCAACCTCTATTTTTTTAATGTTTGTTTCTGCGAAAATTACTGTATCTATATTCACTCTGTCGTTGTATTTATAGTACCACAGTAAAGTATAAATATAACATGTGCGTATTATAGTATGCAATAAGCAAATAGGAGCGTAAGACAAATGGAATTTGAAACCCTGAAACAAGAAAGTTTTTATCTGATCCCTGAAACAAAACAGATCGAAGTAGGAATAAAACAATTAACAAAAAGATACTCCGAAGCTAGAGAAAAAATTGTTTATGAAGTATTCGGGTATTATAGAATTGTTGGAGATGTCGAACCGAAAGAGTTTTTTAAATCCTTTGTGCAGAAAAACGCAGCAGAAAAATGTTTTGAGAGGCTTCAAACCTTTCAAATGAAATAATTTTTTTATGGAGGTAAAATTATGAGTATAAAACTAGATATTCATCTCGAAAAATATAATGGGGACAAACTTAATGCTGTTGAAAAATACGAGCTGGAGAAACAGATAAATATCACACTCGTAGACGTGATAAGACACACTATAGAAGAAACAATACCTTCTTATATTAAATATAGAGGGAGTGAACATAGGCTAATCGGTCATAAAAAAGAGATAGTGGATATACTGAAATAATTTTTGATAGTGGTGTTTAAAATGGATGTGGATGATTACAACAACGAATGTATGAACGAATTTAAAAATCTATTTGAATATGTTGAAACCGGAGACTGCATGGGATATGTAAAATGTAGATCCACTGGCAAAACGTTTTATTTTAAAACTCCACTCGGATATAAACAGATGTTTGCACACATCGGAAGACACGCGCGGGAAAAATTAAACGTTTGTATATCTTGGTATGTAGTCAGAGATATTCTATAATAATATTTTTAGAGAGGAGAACATATTATGTCAGTAAGTGTAGTAATATTTGATAATGTGAAAGAGGTAAGGATTAATTCTAATGAGATTTGTGCAGGGACTATAAGATATGTACGGGGGGCAACATTTAACCCCGTCAGCGGAACTCTGCACTTATATAACTCTCAGAAAAGAGAAATAGCGCGCGTTACTGTTTTGTATCCTGAAAATATCAGGTTCGTGCCGTCTAAAAAACATAATATTGATTTTGACATTCAAGACGGGGTAAAAATAGGATTGTGATTTTATATGACTCAACCAAATATAGAAAAACACGAACTTAAACTAGGAGAACTCTCCTTTTCTGCAAATTCAAATAAACCCCTAATTTACTACACCGGAAAAGCAGGAAAAAGAGGAATCCTAAACATGAAACTAGAAAACGAAGGCAAAGAATTTATCATAATTCCAATTAATTAATCTTTTTTAAAACTTTTTATATATGTTCTTCTATAATTTAACATATGAAATTAAAAAAAGGAGCTAATCAAACAACTATTCAAGCCGAAGGGCAAGAATATATATTATCCAACTTCGATTTCGATAAACCCTGGGACGTAAAAGACATCCAAATAGAAGATATAGAACGCTTTAAAGATCATTGGATGTCTGACAAAATCAGAGAGAACATTAAAAATCTTGTTTTTCAAGGAGAGCCTATTCTTAACGTTCTCGATGAAAAAGGCAACTCCAGAGAAGATATCGCTGTCTGGCTTCGTCAAATGGCTGAATCTTTAGATTATTATGAAAAAATGCAGATTCAGTTTGATGATGAGGCTATTTATGGGAGCTTCTTCAAATCGAAAGGTGTTGAAGAAATTGGTAATAAAAAGATTTTAACAGAAGTTCGCTGCCTTCCTCCTACTACCTTCGTGAATGCAGGACAGTATTATACAGGAACTGCTGTATATGGTCGCATATTCAAGGGAATAGTACGTTATGAGGATGGTTCAATACATTACTGGCAAACTCGACAGGATACAGGATTCACAGAAGAAATAAAGAACTGTGAACATATAAAATCCTCGAAATCTTCTTATTATCTTGATGGAATCCCCCTTTTAAATCCTCTCTATAAGTTACTTCCTAAGTTAAATTTCGGCATGGAAGGGCTTATGCTTGCGAATAATAAAGAGAATTCTATTTTTATTCAGATGGGCGAGAAAACGCCTTTAATCATGCCCGATCAAAAAACAAGTACGTGGAGTTATTTAACAAAAACTATTCAGTCGTTTTCTAGGATTATACATTTCATCCTGCCTTCGGGTGCAACTGTAGTAGAGCCAAAGTCTACCTCTTCTAAGATATCTATTGATACAATAGATTTGATTACAAAACTTATTATTAGAGTGTATAGTCCTTCTGATTTCCTTTCATTAGGTGAGTCTAACCGGCTCGGAGGCTCTACGGCAGGGGAAACGACACTTGTTAAATCATTCGTTCAATCGTTGCATTCACATATTACAAAGTATTGGATTGATGATTTCCAGCAGGTTCTTGAATGGAATGGATATTCCGGTTTTAAGGTCCAGATTATTCTCCCTCAGATCAAAGAGGACAACGAAGAAATCAATATTAAGAAAGCCGTAGAAATCAGGACAAGCAAGAAGGGGAGTGTTAATGAATATAGAGAATTGCTTGGGCTTGAGGATGCAGACGAAGTGTTTTTAAAGAAATGTGAGGAAGAATGGGGTTTTGATGATTCCCAGCAGGAGAACTCCCAGCAGAAAGATGAATCAATGGATAATGAAGAAATACAGGAAGACATAAAACAAAATCAAGGTGCTACGCCCACAAGAGAAGAAATAGAAGCTGATACAAAGAAACAACTAGATGACGCTTGGAGTAAGTGTTTTGCAGCTATTGAAAAATTAGAGGTTTGAGTATGGCAAATCTCGAAAAATCAGTTTTTATAAAAATTGGTTTGGTTTTTATATTTCTCATTGCCATGATGGAGGTTTTAGAATATGCCTCCTGAGGAAGAACAAGAAAACCAAATTGATGAAAACCTCGATATACTCATTGCGTCATACATTGAAATCTTGTATAAAGCAGCTCTAAAAACTCAGCTATCGTCTTCTTATGAAGCTCTTATAGAGCTAAATGAGGCTCGCAAATTAGTAGGTCTAAATGATGTATTCATACCTGCTGAGAAAATCAAATCTGAGGCATTAGGAGAGGTCGAAAAATATAAGAAGTTATTAGGGGAAAAAGGCGGTTCTTATGTTGTTGTTATTAAGGAGCATGAAGAAGTTTTGGAGTTCCTGCCCTGGATAGATAACATGAAAGAAGATACGAAAGAGAAGTTGTTAACTATTCTCAGCTTACCTCCTGAACAACTAAAAACCGAACTTTTAAAACTTGAAGATTCCGCAAAGAAACTGAGATCTGCTTCTGCTGCTGAGAGTGAAACGAAGATACATGAACATTTTGCCAAAATGAGAACATGGAAACATGGAGGAGTTAAGAGCGTTCAGAGGCATCTAGATCCTGCGTATGATAACTGTGGAGCATGTATTAAGATGGATGGGAATATCTATTTAATGGATGGTTATCCTGCTGTTCCTACTCATGTTCATTGTCATTGTTATTATACTATTTATGAGTTTGAGGAAGAATAAACATTAATACAGGAAGCTGTAAACATGAAATGTGTTGAGATGGAGACTAGGAGCAAACATTAAAACAAATACATTGTTTCTGGATAGACACCACTGAAAACAATAAAACATTATTTTTCTTTTTTCCAACAAATGACATGTTGTCTCTTGATACTGTTTTTTACTCAACTAAAGAACAGATATACACAGACACACCATCTCCAACAAAAGAAACTAAAGCATACATATTATTATATTAATTTTTAATATTTAAATAGTATTAAATACATTAAGTACGTTTATACTATTGTACAATTTTAAAAGGGGTAAAATCGTGAAGAGTAAGAATGAATTTACAAAAGCAAATATCAGGAAGGATACTAAAAAGATACTAAATAGAATAGTAGCTGATGAAGAGAAGTTCGAATATGAGGTTTTAGAGGATTTGCTTAAAGAGAAATATCCTAAATACTTTCGAAAATTCGTAACAGCATAAAACGAGAACGATAAGCAACGAGGATGCTGAGAACATCCCCGAAGCCAAACAGCTTAAAAAGCATATTTTGTTTGCAATTTAGAATATGTCTTTTTTTGCATTTATAGGTTATCGTTCTCATAGCAGGTGTAACTATGGGAAGAGGCAGACCACCAGTATTGAAAGATCGTAAAACGACTTCTGTTAGTATAGAAAGTAAACATTTTGACTTTATTTTAAAGAAAAATATTGACTTATCAAAATTGGTACGCGATACAATAGATGTGTTGATGCAGAGCGAAGAAACTCCCATAGAGAAACTTAAAAGACAGAAAGAAGAGAAGGAACAAGAAAAAAGAGATATGGAAATAGAGATTTCGCAATTAGGCAAAATGATAAAAGAATATGAAGAAAATAAGACAATGGAAGAAGAGGTAAATAAAGTAGTAAGTGAGCTTGAAGAAAAAAGAAGGAATCATTTGTTAGAATATAAAATTAATGTGAAGAGAAAGCAGACGTGTTCTGTGTTATGGTTACAGCATCTTAAAGACGGTTTGAAATTTGCGACATATGAAGAAGCTAAAATGTATGCAAGAGACTTCTGGATAAGTGAAGGATTGGATAAGGATACTGTAACATCTTTCTTAAAGTTGAATTAATAAATATTTAATTTGCATTTTATTAATATCAAATTCAAAAATAATACTCTATACTATACTATACTAAAACGAATTTAATAAATTAAATAATAAATTACGAAATTCGTTTAGATATAATATAATAGAGATTTAAGAGATTTGAATTATTTAATATTTAATTTGAATTTAATAATACATAATTAACAGATATCAAAAATGCGGAGCTAAAACAATGATTCAAACATCTCATTTCCAACCACAAAAACGCCCTAAACAATATTTCGGTTCTCATTTCTGCAAAGGTTTCAAGGTAGAAATAAAAGAAGATGGTAGAGTTTATTGTCCTTATTGCGGGGAAATTTTACATTTAAAGTAACTTTTTTTATCTCCTAACTTTTATACTTCCCTCCTTTTTTCAGTAATAAATATATACAATAAGTCAAAATATAACTCCGTTAATTTTTAACAATCGGAGCTATACTATGAAAATAAGAGTAATCTCAAAACGAAATGAAATTTTCGATGTGCTGCCATCTGAACGTCTTATCCACGTTGCGTATAGACCATCTTCAAAAGATATTTTTAATATAGTAGAGCAATGCCCGAAATTAGAGGTAATCCAGATACCGAAATCTTACAAAAGATCTATGTCAAAATCTATTCAATTGTTCCTTTCTATGCAAAAGATTCAGGTTGTAGAAGGGGATGTATGGGGGCATAGAAAGGATTTGAGCGAGTATTTTTTAATTGATGATTCTGCTCTTGAGAGAGTTAAGGAAATGAGAGATGCAGGAAGTTCAGATTGGGAGATATGCGGAGAAGTGGGGAAGAGGAATCATATAAGCGAGGGAGTTGTTAAGTATTTGGTGGGGAAGGTGTAAGAATGAAACGAACCAACCGCTATAAGATCCTTCCAATCCCTCAAGAAGCAATCTTAAATCTGTTTCAAGAGTTTGGCGAAATGAATAAGATAAATAAAATTAGACTACCCGAAGGCACAATATCACATACTGTTCATTTTGATTTTGAAACTAATGAGTTTTTATTCCTGCTTGAAAATCCTGCGTTTCCTGTAATAGATGAAGGAATGAAAATACCTCGTATGCTCTTTAGTGAAGAAATGGTTAGGAATTATCAAATTAAATCCGTTGCTGACGTACTTGGAGAAGATAAAGGCGAGTATGTGTCTGCTGAGCGGATGGAGAAAATTAAGAAGATCGAGAAAGCTGTTTTAGCGATTGGAGGATTATGAATTCCCTTCCTTCCCTCCTTATTCCTTGCGAGAACGAGCAAGCCTTAAAAGAAATTATCCTTCTTTTGTACGATTTGGATGTATTGAAGGAGGAAACATTTAAAGTATTGAATGTTGGGGAGAATTTCTTAGACTTTTTAAATGAAGATAGAGATTTAACAGACGATTAAACTTTTAAAATTCTTCTTTTTTATAAAAACTTATTCACTTTTTTAATTAGATATATCTAAATATATCTTTATCTTTATATTTTATATTCAACTTTTTCTTTATCGGCAAGGTTGCCCAAATCGGAGCTATATATGAAAACGGTAACCGTTACTATAGATGATTCTCAAAAACTACAAAAATTAATAAATTCTATTGGAAATACTCCAGCTAAATACATTTTTGACACTCCAGACATTGAGATCAATTCACTTATTAGAGTTTATAATAATACTGAATGGGATGGGCAAGGCTGTAAGTTTACCCTAATGGAGAATGCACCTCTAAAACCCTTTGGGCTGCAAATCCCTCTTATTGCTCCTAAGAATCCCTCTTCTGCTGAAAAGTTAACATTTAAAAATCTCAAATTTGAAGGGAATAGAGACTATCAGAAGTTCGTACCTGGCTGGAACGGACATTCAGGAAAAGAAGCATCCAAGCAATGGGGGCAAGGCTATCATAATTTTTTTATGTTAGGTTCGTTAGGCAGTGTAAAATATACAAATTCTTCTAAATGCTCTTTTGAAAATATTGATTTTAGAAATAATCTAGGCGATGGAATCCGCATTGAGGGCGGGCAGGATATCACTATCAAGCGAATAACAGGAAGTAGAGGAGGGCATGACGTTGTATGTGTTGCAGGTGCGAGAAATGTAGATGTCTCGGAGCTTGATATTGATACTGAAGTTAATGCGGCTGTCCGTTTTCGTTCTGTTATAAATGGAAGAATCCATAACTGTAAATTAAGAGGCACGAAAGGAAATACAGGCCCACTTATTCAGGTGCAAAATACTGCTGAAAATTGGAATTGCCAGGATATTGAAGTATTTGAGAATTCTCTTTCTGATTCGTTTGGTCCTGCAATGTGGGTTATAGGTACGGCGGGGCAGAACAATATCAACATTCACAATAACCTTTCCGTGAATTGTGGGCTTGAGCCTGCTGCCATCAAGACTGATGATGTGGGGGGAATCTGTATTGACGGATTTGACGCTAACATTGAAAATAATACTTTTGATAAGTGTATGGGCTATGGAATTGTGTTTTCTGGTTGGCAGACATCAAGTATATTGGTAGGCTTAAAATCCACGGTAACAAGAAATATAGTAACTAACACGAAAGAAAGTAACTATAAAGGAACTGCTTCAGGTTCAGCAATCGCCAATCTAACAGGCAATAGAAATACTGTGGTATGCTCTGAAAATTGTTACCATGGTAATACTAACAATAATTATGCTGTGACTGTTCAGAGCGAATATAATATTGATCCATGGTACAAAGGAAACGGAGATTACCACCTGCAAGATAACAGTCCATGTAGATACCATGGATTAGGCTGTTTTACTGATACCATGGATAATGAAACTAAAGTATTAATTTCCTGTTTCGAAAGACATCTTCCAGAACTAACAAAGGCACTAACTACCGATTATAAGATTTACAGGAGGTAATATGACAACTGAATCAGACTCAACCGAGTACACAACAAAAAAATTAAGTGACGATCTGAAAAAAACAATAACACTTGAAGGAAAGCCTGATACCCAAATATCTATAACTGATTTTTCAGTCAACCTGTGCAATCAGAAAGCGGGAGTCTATACAACAGTGACGGTTTCCTGTGAATCTGAAGGGAAAGAAACAAAGGTTGCGTCCTGGATGTTTTCAGATGCTAAATATGTATCAAAATTTTATAATAAAATACCTTATGTTTCTTCCAATGGACAGGGAGTTATCATTAGAGCTTATCTAAAAACGGCTAACGCTGCTTATTTTGCGAAGTTCAAAGATTTGAAAGTTACCTATAATTATCTTGGAGGAGCGCCAGAAGTAATTGAAGAACCGAAAGAAGAACTTCCAGAAGCAGACGTTCCCGCTCTTATTGTTGTTACATGTTCATCTGAATCAAAAGCTGATGAACTAATAACCTCTCTAAAAACGTTAACTACTGATGATGTCACTATCTATAAGGAGTTGATGAAAGACGTGTAATACATTATTAACCACCCTATACGAAATTAATAGACAGCATGACGAAATAGCCAGAATTGATTCTTTGAAAAATCAAAAGAAATGTTATAATTGTAAGGAATTTACAGAAGATTCTGATTTTTTTGTGTTTGGATTATGTGAGGTAACAGGTTTGTCAGTGGGAAAGAATCACGTATGTGATAAATGGAAAATTCGGAGCTAAAAAACATGGATGCAGAACTATTCTCTTATGGATTAAACGGATTGCTTGGCGTTGGATCAATGAGTTTAGGCTTTTTGGTAGTGAAATATAAACCACAGCTCGAAGGAGCCTTAAACAGTCTTGGAATTGCTCTTAACGCTCTTAATCAGATAAGAACATTAGGACAGAATGTTAATAAAGCCTCTTCGGATGGTGTAATTTCACAGGAAGAACAGAAAGCAATTATCAATGAAATCATCGGAATTGTAAACGATCCAGAAATCAAATATTTGATGAATAAATATAAGGTGTAATTATGCTTCGGTACTTAAAAACGTTATGGGCTGAGTTAATGCACAGTATAAGGGAATCTCTGCGGTGAGGCAAATTGTATGATATTATCGCAATCGGGGAGAGTATTGGAACCTGCATCGGAGTGGGAAGTACAATTATAATATCTATATATACTTATTTAAAAAGAGCAGGATACATAAAAATATGGAAAACGAAGCTTATGGGCGTTACTTATGAAGAAGCTAAAGCGATTCAAAAGCAGAACGGGAACGCACTCGATAAACTGAATCAGCCAGATAATTTGATTAATATTCTCAGGTGTATTGCTCCTTCAGAAGATGGTTCAATAGATTATGATAAAGCTATGATGATTTTAGGGGAGTACATCAACCTGAATAATCACATGATAAAGGAAATTCCGTATATAAAGGATATTGAAAAAACGGAGATTAAAAAATGATAATAGCTCACGGTAATGATGGCAAAAAACGTACATACAAAGGCATTACGTCAAAGGAGTTGAACCAGGCTTTAAGTCATGCCGGAGTCGTTGAGCTAGAAGAAAATCAGATATATTCTATTAAAGATTCTCTATTATTCCCTTCACATACTATTTTACAAGGTGGAGCTATTTTAAAGCTCGTTAAAGGGCTTTCTAAATGGGGATATCCTAAATGTTCAATCTTAGAAGAAAAAGCAATGTTAATGAGTAGAAACGCATCTGTAAAGGATATTAAGCTAAGTGGGATTACCATTGATGGAAGTCAAGCAGATTATTATCCAGATGTAAAATTAGGCACATCTCAATTTAATATGTGTAATTTTATAGGTGTTTCAGGATTAACTATTGAGGACTGCACTTTTAAAAATGGCTGCAATGATGCTGTTTTACTCCATGACTGTTCTAATGTTCTCATAGATGGAATCACAGTAAATAAGTGTGGACATGACGGTATTTATTGTTATGATTGCTCTAATATCTCAGTATATAATTCTGTATTTATAAATAGAACAAACTCTTCATGTAGATTTTATAATGTTGATAAAGGAGAGTTCTCTTATAATTCTTGTGTAACTTCAGGAGGAGGTTATACAGGATTACAATTACAAGGGAGTTTAAAAGATATTACAATAGAAGGAAATAAGATTAGAGGCTTACCTTATCCTGGAATAATTGGATTAAATACAAAAATGAGTAATGTTCTCATAAAAGAGAATATAATTGAAAAGTGTAAGTCTCCAGGAATAAGTGTCCAGGGAGCTATTTTAAAAAATAATGTGATTAAGACTTAATTCTCTCGCAACTACATCCGGTTTCATCAGATGTATATATACATCCTCTGTTTTTCCAGTATGTTACAGGATTCCAGTGTTTATATATAAGTCGCCTTGATATTCTCATACTTACCTCTTTTTAACATACAATTCGCGTTCAATCCACTCTCTTATTTCATTGGGAAACATGGTTTTAATGTTAATCCTGGATGAACCATCTTCTTTAGGGAAATCCCCAATACATACATATATTTGATTACATTCTCTCATTATTTTTACATTATTATAGTTTTTTGCTATTGATTTTACTTCGCATTCAGTTGTCATCTTTATATCTCTCCTTATATCTCAGGGCATTTCACCCGCGTGTACTACTCTATATGGAAGAAGTAGTATTTAAACACTTGTATTGGTTGCAACTAACACAAACTATTTAAGTAATGAGATGTATAAAGAGTAGTACAAAGCAATGAGGTAATTAAGATGGAAACAAAGATTGTAATTATTCCTTCAAAAGAAGAACATGATGGTATTTGCAAAATGACCGTAGAACTCCCCTGGATATGTCCTGTGTGTGGAGAAAGAAGAGGAGAGCCGTTTAGAATTAGATCTTATGATGGGTCACGATGGATGATAGTTGATGGATGGAATAACCCTTGCGGGCATGTTGACAAATACTCAGCATTAAGAGAGGAGTATAAGAGGTTAAATCAATGAAATCAGGCGAAAAAGGATACAGAGGATTCAGAAGGGATTACGATCCCTATAAAATCCTCTTAGTCCTCTTGAAAACAAGGGAGAAGAAAACATCCGTAATCAAAAAAGAACTCTGTAAAATTAATACATTATATTGTATCCCGACTCTGAAATGGTTCAATGAATCATTGCAGAAACTTGAGAAAGAAGGATTTGTATGCAGGATTGAAAAAGAGCTTGATCCTGCTTATTATTGGGTAATTACGGAAGCAGGGCAGGATAAATTAAAGGAATTAAAAGAGAAGTGAAGGGAAGCTTTCCTACATGTTGTTGATAATTCATTCCTCCCTCCTATATTCATTATATTCAGCTTCAGTTAACTCTATCAAATTTAGTATTATATACCTCTTAGTTATACTCAAATTTTTAATCGCGTCTATTTTTGAAGGCGCAAACCCTGTCATATCTATATGACCAAAGGGTAGATATTTATTATCTCTCCCATATACTGCAGCATAGTAATAAAACATAAAATAACCTCAATTTCTTAATAATTCAAATATAAAAAAGAACGTTTTTCCATATCATAATAAACTGCAATCTCTCTTATTCGGGGGTTATAGGGAGATTGCACATTCATCTCCCAAAAATTTTATCTTGACAGACTTGACACATACCAGAAATGCGATACTCCATCTTCGATGCCGAGTCTCTAAATTTTCCAACTTCTTTTTTACACAGTGGACATTTACCACTCTCAGCCAAGTTGACTTCATTTTCAAACCCAATTTTTTTAAGTAACTCTTTATTCAAAATTTCACCTCATACATGCAGCTTTATCTCTATCCTCATGTTTGAAATACCCTTTTTTATACGGCACGCAGTCCCATTTTAGCAGGCAAAAAGGACATCTTGATATAGAAATCATTTATTTTTCTCCTTTATCCATTTATGATTTGCATTTATATAATAGTCCAAAATACGTTGTTCATCAATTTTAATTAGTTTCCAGGGATATGTCCCACAAGTACAATCCTGAATACAAAAATCAGGTCGTTCAAATCCACAAGAATTTTTAGTACCTGTAAATGGCAATATACACGCTCTATTACTGCAACACTGACATTCCCAAACAAGGATTTTCATATCTACACCACACTTTTTTATTTTTTTAAAATAGCCAACGCCTGTAATTCTTTTAATTGTTCTATACTCATAATCCCATACCCCTTAACCCATCATACTTTATTTTTACAGTTAATTTGTCATTCTGTAATTTTTGGTTTCCTACACTAATAGAATATAATAAAAAATCGAACTCTGTAAAGATGTTTGTCATTTCAATCCCTCACTAACTGACTTTCTAACCCATTTTTAGTTCCTCATATACTTACAACGTGGTAATATCCTGCAAAATAAACCGATAGCAGGACAGCAAATTTAAAAAATGTTCTGTAAAACATCCATTTCATTTTGAAACCGTGTCTCATAATCACTCACCAAAAATAATAACTCCGGCAGTCCTCAATACTATCAAGCGATCTCACATCTTCAGAATTATAGATAGACGTGGCTCTATATCCCTCACCCAAATCAACAATCATATCATCATACATACAATCGAAATACACTAACCCCTTATCCTGTGTGTGAGTCATCAAAAACCCATGCCCAATACTTCCATCTTCAGGCATTAACAAGACAACACCTGCACAGATTCCCTCTTTTTCTGCGTTATTATGGGCAGTCTGAGAGTACCATCCACATGCACGAACACAATTAATTACTAGATATTCGTTTGTTTTATCCTCCTTTATAAAATTCATAAGTTCTTCGTATGTTGGATCTGTTGCACCTGGATTATTTTCTAAGGTTAATTTGCCCCCAAAATCGTTAATTTCTATTTGTTCTCCATTGATTTCGGGTTTATATGTCTCTGCATTTACTGGACAGATACAAAAACATAGCAGGAAAATGACTGTTAAAAGTTTTATGTTCATATAATCACCTTAAAAACAAGATGGGATTATCCCATCTTCAATGCTGAAAATAATTCATTTATGATTCTCAGCTTATCCTTCATGGTCAATTCTTCAATTTCGTCTTCGGTAAGTCTAATTTCAATTTTATATTTTTTTGATTCTTTAGTGATTACTTTATAATCCTCTTCGTTTTCCTCTTCTTTCTCTTCCTTCTCTTCTACTTCTTCTTTAACATCTTCCTTTACTGTTTCTTCTTTGATATCCTCTTTAACTTCTTCTTTTATTTCTTCTCCTTTGTATCCCTCAACAAAATCAAGTTTCAGGTTACAAACCGATCCTAGATAGCTTCCAGAATCACTGTAATACTTACTTCCATATCCTCTTGCAGAATCAGAGGAAAAATAGAAACTTATATACTTCTGCCCATCTGAATCTTTCCAAATGTCGTATTTTTCTTGTGGATTTGTGCTTACTGATTTCTCAGAGGCAGTATTAACGAATCCTGCTTCATGTGGGAGGGAAGCGATAAAAGCGTCAAGTTGTCCTTCTGTGAGGAGGTCTTTGTTTTCTGTTTCTGCTGTTGCCATCCCTGCCATTCCTGTGAGGAGGCAGATAAGGATAAGTCCGGTTGTTATACTTTTCATAATTACCTCATAAAAGTTTACTTACTTTAAATAATAAGTAAACTTTATTACTCATAACATCTATATTAATTTTATGCATTTAAGAAGATCTTTTATTATAATATTAGTATTATGTTTGTTATCGGGTCATGCTCTTGCAGGAGATGAAAAAGAAATTGTTCGTTTATGCGGAGATGGTAATAAAATAATAGAATTGGAAGCTAAAACATACTCTATAAGTAATTCTTTTGAACTTCCTTCTAATATTGAATTACGCGGGCAGAAAGGCACTATTTTTAAGTTCGCTGATGAATGCGGCATCCCTCAAAATATCCCTATGATCTCAGGTAAAACTCAAAAGAATATTAATATATCAGGGATTAGATTTGAGGGGAATCAGGATCATCAGAAGTACGCACTTCGATATTCAAACCCGAATCATCCTGAGCAGAGCGGCAAAAAAGCGTATGGAAACCAGATAGGGACTTTTATATATTTAATAAATTGTGAGAATATTAAGGTTACGAAATGCGCTTTTAATGATAATTTAGGGGATGGGCTGAGACTATCCGGCTGCAAAAACATAGAATTCTCGTATAATACCGGAGAAATGGGAGGACATGACGTTTTCTTCGCTCTCAGATCTTCAGGTATTAAAGTACATCACAACAATATCAAGACTCTTGTTAATTCAGCGTGTAGACTCTTAGACGTTAATCATGCAAGAATCTATAATAATATCATTTCGTGGGAAGGTCCGAGAGATGCAGGTCCAGCTATCCAGATACAGCATGACACAGGTACAATGGAAGATATAGAAGTCTGTGGAAATGTTATATTATCTTCCTGCTGTCCTGGGCTTTGGTTGGTTGGAAAAGCTTCAGGTAATGAAGAGTTATGGTTGCATCATAATCTCTTTATGAATTGCGGGGATAATCGTATTTCATGGGTAGGGGGAATAATTGCTTCCGGTTATGATAATACAAAAATTGAAAATAACGTTTTTGATTCATGTTACCGAGGCTCAGTTGTTTTTTTTGCTGTTAATTCTGGATGGGCTACATACGCAGATGCAGAACTAACAGCTAATATATTCACTAACGCGAAACCGAGCCAACTAACCGGAAAGGGAGGGTTCGGAGTTGAGAATACAATCTCAAAACAAGAGGTTGAAAGCTCTCAAAACTGTTATTATAATAACGTAGGGGGGAACGTTTACGGCTGCAAGCTCTCTGATTCTGATATATTTATAAATCCAAAAGAGCAGAGCACCCCTTCGGGTTGGTCATGGAACGGTAAAGAGTGGAGTTGTCCTGAAGTTGTGCCGTCAGAAATGGATGTTCCAGGCGGGTTTGAACCTCTCTCAGATAAGGAGATAGAAGAGGCCGATCAATCAGCAACAGAATTTGATAATATCTTTGATATTTTTAAAATGGATTTCGTAGAGCAGGCAGAGGAGAATGATACTATAATCTTACCTTCTGGAGTTGATGCAAGCCAGTTGGAGGCCACCGGAACGATTGAACAATATAATTATAGTAACCCTTATACGCTTATCAATATACCTTCTAACGGGCTTACAAGCGTTGAAGTATCAGTTGAGGGGGAAAATGGACTCCACACTCTTATGATTGGAGAAAAACAGGGAAGATCGGTAATATATACAAACTGTTCATTGTGGGAAGGGGAAATATATCACTCAGGAGATTCTTTTCATTTAGATGGCCTTGTAGATCCTGATGAAATAAAAATAACCTGCAACACTCCCGAAGGCAGCTTTAAACCTACGATGGATATTAAAGTAATTGAACCACATAAGGGGTTATTTAAGCCAATAATCAAATACGCTGCCGTTATTTTACTTATCTGTTTTATATACTGTTTGTATGTTTTGAGATTTACTTTCTAATTCTCTTTTTTTTGTACTTTCAAAATTGACCAATAAATTTTAATAGTAAGTACACTTTGTATATATAGAAAGTATATTTTTACAAGGTGTATATATGAAAACAATACCAATTTTAATCGGGTTAATACTGATTTGCTCAATGGTTGTGCCTTCACTGGCAGCAGACGGAGACAACAAACCTGTAATTCTTGATAAGGATGGAAATGTAGTTGAAAGCAGGGATTCTGAAATAACAGGATCTTCAAAAAATATTGATGAAGAGGTAGAAACTAATGAATTAAATACAGATTCAAACGGATTCAATAAACTGCTAATGGCTCCGGTTACTGGCGTAAACTACCTTATGAGTATTCCACCTGCCGAGAAATCAATTCTGTTGGTTGTTGGCTGTGCTATCGGGATATCTGTAATAATTACTCTGATATCATTCGCAGTAAACAACGGGAGAATAGGGTGGGGGAGTATTTGGGGCAAATGGGAAACCATGTTGAAGGGTAGAAACTGGATGGGCTTTGTATTTCTTGGATTCTGTGGGTTCCTTCTAGCATTAGCTCTTATGAAATATTTAGGAACAACTAGCGTATTTTAAGGGGGAAACATGAAGTTTACGAACCTGTTAGTAATATTCATCCTCCTTCTTCTTCCTTTTAGTGCGGATGCATTAGAAACTCATAGTCCTGTAATCAAAGACAAAAGCGGTAATGTGATCCCAAAAGAAAAACAGGCTCACATACCGGATGATATTGATTCATCGGATAAGAGCCAGGACAAAGAAGAACCAAAAGAAACGCCAAAAAAGGAAGATGATTCAAACACAAAAGCAGGGGAAGCCATGATTCTTAATGCATTAATGGAGCTTCCCTATTCAATAGCTGATGAATTTCAGGAAGGAGGTTTTAAGCTTGCTTCTGCTGGTGTGGAAGAAACTATAACGGGTTCTAGGCAATTACAATATTCTTTATATTCTAAAGAACTAGATGTGTTTGAGCCACCTTTCATAAGAGACTGTCTTGCTAAAACGGGTAGAACATATTATCTTTGTGCTGTAATTCTTATATGTTTAGCTTATTGGGTTTTTGTAGGGCAACACACTACACCTCAGTTAATCGGGAAGATTCAAGATGCGTTTTCGGGAGAAGAATCTTATTTTGATTTTAAGGCATTGTATACAATATGGGTTGGCATATTAGCCGGTCCCGCTGTTCAATATTATTTTATTAAAGGAATTGTAAAAATCAGAAATGTGTTGGTTCTAGGGATGACTACTGCGATGGTAGACTCTATCAACACATCTTCTGATTCTATGCCCACTTATGTAATTACAAGAATTGCGTGGTATTTTAACAATTTTCAAAAACTGATTGGGGAATATGGAATTTATTTTATTGTATCGTTGACATTTATATTATGCGGGATTCTTGCATTGCAAGCTATTTTTATATCACTTAAATTGGCAATTAAAACATGGGGATTTGTTAATTTTTACTTTATTTTACTCGTATTTATGGATATAATAACACTTTATTTTGTATCGTTTGGTGTTCAGTTAGGGAATTCAAAAGATAATTGGGCTTATGTGTTGCCTGGAATAATAGCAGCAGTTGCAGCAGATTTTCTTATTCTTATTATTGCATATAAAGTCCCTAAAATATTGATAAATAGAATTGTAATAAAAATTTCGAGGTAATAAGATGACAAAAGACGTTTCGCTTCAAGCTCAAATTATATCGCCAGTCAAAGATCCATTTACCAATGGCTATTCATGGGAACGCATAACCGCTATAGGTGGAGCGATTATTCTAGGGGTTGGCTCCGCCTCGTTCTCTTTGTTTTCATATCCTCACCCGTTATGGATACCGAGCACCTTAGTATTATGTGGGACGGTTGCAACATACGGGATATTTGCAAGGGATGAAGAAACCCTTGCTCATAACCTTAGAAAGTTCAGGTTTCACAGAAGAGAGAAGCGAGGATATGAAACCCTTAGTAAATTCAGTGAAAAAGCAACCGATAAACAGGTATTAGATCATATCCCCTGGAAAGAAATTGACGAAGCAACCGGATTAAGTGAGTTTGCGTGTCCTAATACAAGAGAATACTACGGAAACTTTGGATTTACAGCTATTGCAGTATCCCCCCCTGAAATAGATAGGGATACAATGAACGAGAACTTCAGAAGGGCATTTCGGGCTTTACCTAAAGGCTGTTATCAAAAAACAATTATGATGACAGGGATTGACCCAAGATTCATTCTTAATGACATTGACGAGCTTCTAAAACAGCCAAAATTAACACCTGTAAGAAAGGCGGAACTCCTCAGTATGAAAAAGAAGTTTTCCCAAAAAACCGGAATGGTAGACAGAACCACTTTAATTTATATCGGGCTTCCTTATACTGCTTTTAAGGGGAAAGCTCAGAAGGAAATGGATAGAGTAGTTAACAGATATTTTAAGTTATTAGGCAAAAGAGGAGTTAAAACCGTTATAGTAAAAGAGCATCAGGATATGATTGATATTTATCAGGGTATGTTAACAGGTAAAAAAATATATGGGGTGGTTTAAGTGAATTTCTTTTTAAATAACTATTACAAATTGAAATGCTGGAAGGTTGAGAGAGAAATAAAACAGATGGAGAAAGAGCAGTTAGACCGGAAGACCGCGAGAACTCAAACCCTTTCATTTTTAGCGTGTCCTGCTGACATCGAAGCCACGAAGGATGGATGGTATGTAAAAGTAAATAAGATGTGGGGGCAAGCTCTCATTATAGGGAAAACAACGAAGAGACAGGATATAAGAAAGGGGTATGATGAAGATTTTTCAGATAAAGCAGTTGACGAATTAATTAAAATATCGGCAACTGAAAACGCTGCTATAATTTATGGGCATATAATGGTTCCTCTCAATCCACTCGTAGAAGCTGAGATGTTAGGGAAGTCCATTGAAAAGACTGAACAGTCAAAAGAGCAACAGAAGAACGGGGAACAGCAGACTATCAACTCTCAGTATAACAGCCTGAACGGCCAGGAATTACAGAAGGCAACAGCTAACGTATTTCATGGAAGAGATCACTATTATAATTATGGGTTATGCGCTGCGGTTTTTGGGAAAACTCAAAAAGATGTTGATTCCCTTATTGATACTATCATAGGAACTCTTGAAGAGTGCGGTATAAGATATGAAATCCCCAGGCATGGACAATTAAGAGTTATAAAATCCATCCTTCCAACGAACTTTATAGATCCTGATGTACTGCAACCAACTGCAGGGAAAACAGTTTCAAAAATGATGCCCCTCAGAGCTATTAATCCTCAATATCCTGAAGACGGAATAATTCTTGGAATTGATGATACTGGAAAACCCGTAAAAGTGGATTTTAATTTAGAGGATGCGGGACATAGCTTTATAATGGGGAAAACCGGAAGCGGTAAAACGGTTTTTGAATGTACTTGGGCGGCAAGAGCTTTGGCAAAAGGACATAGGGTTATTATCCTCCAGCCAAAAGATGAAAAAAGCGGAGGGACTGATTATAAGAACTTCTGTAATGTGTTTGAAGGGAAACATCTTAGAATGCCTGAATATGCTTTTAATCCATTTCAGGTATTTTATGACCCTAAAACGATGGGTACGTCTCAGGATTCATACGATAAAGCTCTATTAGACCACTATGAAACCCTGAAAGGCTTTATGGCTGGATGGATTGGACTCTCATTCAAAGGCCGTAAAAAAGGAATGTTTATAAAAACTCTCGCGGACCTTTACCGAAAACATGAACTTGTTGATAAGAAAGGAAGAGCAATAAACCTTGATAAGTGGGCTGATCCTGATGAATGGCCTTCCTTCGGAGAATGGTATTCTTATATTGATGGCCTGAATACTGCAAAATTTAACCCTACATTAAATGCTCTCTTATATGACACAATAGAAGCTACTGAGGGATGCGCTCTTAACTGGATAGACAACCACAACGCGCCAGAGCTTGATAACGACCTTCTTATATTAGATATATCTGCTCTATCTTTGAACCTCCAGAACGCCTTTAGCGTGCTTATGATGGGCATAATTAACACTCGGTTCTTTTCCTCCGAGGACGTAGAACAGAGAAGGACAGATGTATTTTTCGATGAAGGCGCTAAACTCCTTAAAATAGACAATCTAAAGCCTTTTATTGAAAAGATGTTCCGAGAATCAAGGAGTGCGTTCATTACTACAATCTTTGCAACACAGGATCCCGAAGGGATCGGAATTGATACTCTTAATTTCATCAAAGCAAACTGTTCAAACATATTCCTGCTCTGCAACTTAAAGGACTCTGTAATTGATATGTTTAATAAAGTGTTCAGCCTCAAGGAAGAACATAGGGAGAGGCTGCTGGAGGAAGGGCGGGGCATATGTCTTTTCTTAAAACATCCTTATGCAATAAATATGGATGTAGTTTTAGAGGATATGGTAGAAGATGCCCTCTTAGGAAAGAACAAAATGACCGTTAAAAAAGCGTCAACTCAAAGCGGTTTAATCATTGAAGAAACTCTCCGTGATTTCGTAGAAACCGAGGAATTCTTTATAGATTACTGGGTAGAAAACTTTAGTAAAGCAGACCTTTCTGCATATGCAAATTATAATCCGACTGATCCTTTCGGTTCGGGTTCTATTAGTGCATGGGTGAAGTCCTCGAAGGTGAAGAAAGTAGAGGGAACAACGAAGAACGGGAAGAAAAAGCAGGACTTAATAGGCGTTGAGGGCTGGAAACATTACTGCGCTGTATGTGCTATATACGGAAAAATGAAACAGTGGGGCTGTTTCCCTAACCTCCAGATCCACCACAATGATTTAGCCGATATTACATGGGGAGAAGTAGGCCTGAATGGAAACTTAATTGATCCTGATAACTCTGGATGCCTGGAATTTGAAGGGCAAGACACACATGGAACATTAGACTTCGATGAAAAGAAAGACCGTGCAGAGGATGCCGGTTATAAGAATATTATTTTCACCGGAGCAGGTGCAACATGTACCGAGATGTTAAAGTCTAGGGCTGCTTGTTATGTGGTTCCACAGGGGGGTAAACTCCTTCGTAAATTAGAACTCATTAGAGATGAATTACAAAACCGTGAAACCGTAAATTCAGATCGGTTTGAAACGGTTGCAGATCAAATGGAGGTTTATTAATCCTCCGTTTTTCTGGTTACTACATGTACCTGTCAAATGTGGTAGGTTGAAACCACCAAATTCGACAACGTACACATAGTTTCGTGGAAACAAAGTATAAATAGAAAGTACACTTTATAAAATATTGTTGAGGTTTCATGTCTTATAAAAATTTATCATCTGAGAATAAAAAAGAATTAAATATTATTCAGGGACTTGGTGAGGCTTATCTCCTTTTTCGCTCAAAATGGAGGGAGTACACAAGAACCCAGGGAGAAAGAGAAGGGGAACCAATAATAATTCCAGAATCAAGGTATGTATCAATTAGGTTTCCAGTTGGAACAGAAGGGAAACAGATAAGGGTTTTTATTGAGGAGTGAATTATGAATTATATATTTGAGAGATTCCAGAGGGAGATTTATACAGTTGTTGCACTCATGCTAATTGGAGCAACTGGAGGATATACGGTTTCTGAGATACACAACGAGCCCATAGATCCTTATACTCAGGAAATTAATATTAGAGTATCAGAAGTTAATGCAATGATGCAGGATCTGATAGAGAACCCATCAAAGGAAGCTGCCGAAGATATTAATTATCAACTCAGACTTCAAGGGAATTGGTCAAACAGGAATTATGGAGAACAGAAGGAAGCTTTTGAGGCTTATCTGGAAGCCTGCAATAAGGTAGTAATCGCAGAGTATAAGGGATCATCTGATTTATCTCAGAAGATTGCAATAATGGAAGAAAAGAAAGCTGTTTTTAATTAATCCGTTTTTCTCTTTTTTTATTTACTCTTTTTAAAAACAATAACAAGAGAATTTCATATTATTTAATTCGAATTTATTAATATGAAAATGAGAGAACATGACGGGTTTAAACCCATCTAAAGTCTCCAGACTTCATCTGTAAGATAACTCCTTTCTTCCTGAGAACTTCAATTTCACTTTCAGGATTATCTATACCAGACTTCTCTTTTACCTGCTGTAAAGTGATTCTCGTATGCGTTTTAGATAACTCATATAATGCACTTTTTATTATTTCAATCCGGTTTCCCTCTTCCATAGATTCACCTTTATAGTTATTCAATTGCCAATGTAACAGCCATAAACATATTAACCCTAGTTATTTAGTTATTCAATTGCCAATGTAACATTAAATTTTATTTATTGGAAATACACATTTTATTTTGTAATAGTTAAGTATATATAGTATAACTTTCATATTAAGTCACAATGCTTTTTTATTATTAAGCTAAATGCTTTTTATTTTTAGAGCACTCAAGTAGTTTCTTGGTTACATTGGCAATTGAATATATGTATATCCCTCAGAGTTCATCTTTCCCTCTTCTAAATCCTTCAAACCTATCATCCTGCAATATAATCTCTTCTAATGAATCTGTTTCTACAAGCAGTCTGATTGCGTTGTAAACTCCTTTCTTCCTCCCTCTTGAGATCTTGTTTACGGACATAATTCCTAGTGTGTTTAATTCCCCTATGTAATCATTAAATCTCCTCGTTTTAACGGGATCTAATGAAGTTATCTCGCATATTTTTGAGTATATTGGATATACCTCATTAGTCTCTAATGCATTTCCAGTTTTCTTATATTTTAAGAGACATGCCAAAAGAACGCTTTTTGTTTGAGTGGGCAAGCCTTTTACAACTTCAAGCTGTCTGTTTAATTCCATCCCGCCTTTTGCGGCTCTCACGTCACATTCTTCTACTATCCTACTATCTCTTTGATCTGCGAGGTCACCGGCTGTCCTGAGTAGATCTATTGCTGTCCTAGCATCCCCATTCTCTTGAGCACCAAAAGCAGCACATAGGGGAATTACAACTTCATCTAATGAGTCGTTTATAAATGCCTGTTTAGCTCGTAAATTCAAGATATCTATAAGCTCATCCGCATCATAAGGAGGCACAAATAATTCATTCTGTCCTATTATGCTTTTTGTCCTTCCATTAAGATTATTATAAAAATTAGTGTCGTTGGTTATTCCGATAATACAAACATTGCGTTTTGTAAATCCACACTCCTTTATTCTCGAAATTTGATTTATAATGTCAGGTTCTTTGAGTTTGTCAATTTCATCAAAAATAAGTATAATTGGCACTTTTGCCTCTTCTACCAATTCATAAAAATAATCAAAGTTTTTGGCTTTCGATATTCCTACAAGTTTATTAACTCCATGTAGTTTTTCTATGATAGATTGATTAATAAACTGCATTAGAGGGCTTGGAGCACTCACAGTTTCGCAATAGATATAAATTGGAATTACACTATTTCCTAACTGTTCTGCGGCCATAGCTATCTCAGACGTAATCAATCTCGCTAACATCGTTTTTCCAGTTCCAAATGTTCCATATATAAACAGGTTATCTGGAACTTTCCCTTTGATAGCTTCCTGTAAAACAGTTACATATTTATTAATTACTTCATCTCTGTGAAGGACTTCATCTAATGACTGTGGATGATGCCCTTTTTTTAATACGTCTTTGTCTCTGAACACCGAGGGTTTAGAATAGAATTGGCTTATTTTCCTTGATAATTCCACGTTTTCACCTGCAATTATTAATTATACATTAATTGCCAATGAACGTATATATAACTACCGGTTTTGATTGCCAATGTAAGAACAGATGTTTAAACATCATGTAAAAAATAAAGTTACATTGGCAATTCAATATAACATAGAATACTATACCGTGTATCAAAAGATTAACATTTATAAAAACAGTCAATTACAATTAAGTAAAAAAAAGCGTTTTTCAAAAAAAGAAATCCAACTTAAAACCGTCTACATCCTATCCCTAACCTTTCACAAATCACCGTCACAATGATTGTAACAATAAGAGCCACAACGACACAGATAATTGAACCTTGAGCCTGTAAGGGAGTCATAAGACCATCTCACATATTTTCACAACACAGACGAGAGCTATAAAGAGGAATATTTTATCTGTCATTTTTTTACCTTCTTAAAATGAACATAATGAGCATCATCAGCCCACGATTGCATATCCCTTGGCGCACTAAATGTATAATTCCTCACATGGGGTATATAAACACCATCGTCTCTTTTTTCATCATCAATTGACGACACATAATTTCCATTGAATGTGTGTACAGTTTCCAAAACCACATGAAAAACAACATTCTCTTTTTTACACTCTTTTAAGGCAGCTTCAAGTTTTTGAATTGCTTTCATCTGTTTTTCAGTAGGATAAGTATCTATCTCAGTTTCGTTCATTTCCTCAACTCCTTTGGATACCCCATTACCAGGGCAATATAAAAACAGACAAGGGAGAAGATGATTAAACATAGATCGAAGATCATTTTAATCAGTCCTCGTTTAAAACATTTTGACACTTTTTACAGATTATAACTATTCTTTTGCTTTCTGGATCTCGAAATCTGTCATACTCTACGCTGTTTTCATGGCATAATATACATTGTTTAGATTCTTGCATTTAATCAATCCTCCTCTTATCTTTCTCTTCAAAAACATAAAGATAATCAATTCCTGCAAAAACAATAACAGCCATAAAAACGCCTAAAAAGAAACTGTTAACCTCAACTCCTTTTAAAAGTGCCTCTTCTTTGTTTATGTAATAGAAGAGGATTAAGATAGTTGAGGTTGTTAGTGTTCTTGTTATTAGTTTCATAAACATCTTATTTTTTTAACTGTTTATTCAATACTTCCATATTTTTTAACTGGTGTATAATCACCACATGTTTCATACTCCATCATCGGAGCAGGAAACACCCCTATAACACAGATACCGTTTCTGTTAGCAAGATTTCTCTTCCAGAATTTACAACTTGTACAAGTTCTAAAATATGTATTCCAGGGAGCCATGTTTATTCACCTTTTTAAAAAAATTAATTGAACTTTCCGGTTTTATCCATTTTACCGGAAAGTTTCATTTCTTCAATCCCCTGAAGTTTGTCTTTCTGCCAATCTGAAAGCTCATCGCATTCTGCACAAAAATCAATATAATCCATTTCATCATTGTCTATGATTTCGTTCTCAAGATCCCAATCGGTCATAATTTATTATCTCCTTTATATATCAGGGCATTTCGCCCTTGTGTACTATTCTATATGTAAGAAGTAGTATAAATAACTTGTTACCATTAGTAACTCTGTGAGTTACGAGTAGTAACATTTAAATATAATGAAACTAATTACTGTCTGTGTCACTAAAACAGATTAGGATAAATGAATTTACCGTAAAGGACTTACGAAACAGAGGAACGAAGTATGGAAATCCTACAGACGATACTATAATAAGGCTAATTATGGCAGAAAATGACAAATTAACAGAAGAGAACGAGAAATTAAAATTGAAATTAGAAAAATATGAAAATAATGCACAGGAGAACTAAAACAATGAAACAATTTACCGAATTCACACAAGAAGATCAGAAACTAATTTGCGAAGCAATGAGAATAAACAACGAAGGCGCACTTTCTGCAATGCAGGGAATTTATATTGATAACAGTGAAGAGTTTAAAAACGTGATTCAGAATATGGGTAAGGAAGCTAAAGAGTATATGATTGAGATTTTGAAAAGTTCACTACCTGAAGAATATAGATGATTGAATGAGGAATAAAGCATGGAAAACATTAGAGTAGATAACACTCAAAACATTCTGATCCAAAAACTAGGATTAAGTGCTGGATATACGCCTAATTCCCAATTAAAGGATATAGAACCCCCAAAATCAGGGGATTGTTTTTATAGAGAAGGAAAGAAGGAGTGAATAACACATGGAAAACATAGGACTAGAAATACAAACAATAAATATAGGTAATCCTAATAGAATAGTAAAAATTGCACGCAAAAAACAATTTAAATACATGTTTAATAGTTACACCGGAGAAATTGCAGTATCAAACGATTCGATTGTATCAGATTTTAAATCCCCTTGGTACTATATCCACGATACTATTTATCCTGTTTATGATGGGATTGAGTATATAGGGTCAATGTGGGACGGGTTGTATGAAAAGGTTAATGTGAGATTGATTTTATGAAGATGTTGAAAAAAGATGAGGCTTAAACAGCCTCAAAAGCAATTCTATCTAAAAAACTCCTACCCTTCACACTAATTCTTCTACCATCTCTACATTTTTCAAGATACCCAACAGATTCAAGCTGTTGGACTGCCTTGCGAGCAATAGACCCACTGCCCTTAACATGATGTGCAGGTTTTACACCGTTATCTATTTTTCCACCATAAGCAGATCTTAGCCTCTCCGTTCCGATTGGACCGTGAAAATATATTTTTCTCAGGATTGACGCACAACGAATATACCACCAATCCGGCTGAACGGGTTGTAATTCTTTGTGTTGACCTGTTTTAACATGAAATGCCCATGTGGGCGGTTCAATTTCGATTTTCAAGTGTTGCGATACGTTTTTTATTAGAAGATCGGCAGAAACATCATATGCAGTTATCATAGTATTACCTCTCTTGTGTTCCGGCGGTGTTTAATTGGGCTCAGGATGTAGATAGAAAATAATAATATAAAAAATAGATGGGGGAGGGTAAACCCATAGATCACAATCAGATATGTGTAAAATAGTGTTATTATATTAATAATTTCCTTCATAAACTCCTCTGTAATCGAGAGAGGAGTAGTTTTCTAATTTAAAAAAAAAGTTAAGGATATCTATCCTTAAATTCACTTATTGAATTAAATCCTATCTTTTTTAATCCTTCTTCTGGATTTTCACATGTTGAAATATACCATTCGATTGCTAGTTTATTTATTTTGTCCATGTTTTGTCCTGTTTTACTGTTATGCCATATAGATTTGTGGATGTTAGATGGTATGTATATCCCGATGTCGTTTTCTATTGTCCTGTTTGAATAGCACATTATATGATGATAATGGGAATCTAAGAAGTATTCATTTATTGGATTTCTAGATTTGAGGATATGGCGGAGCCTATGAAGACGTGTTATAACTTTCCCACTTGAAGATTTTGCCCAATCGTTTCTTCTCTGTTTTACCTTCTCTATGTTTTCTTGTGTATATATTTTAGATTTTAAGATACACTCTTTTCGATGTGTGTTGTAATACCTTCTCTGTATATTTATGAATTTATCCCTGTTATCTTGATAATATTTCTTTTTATATTCTATTGCGCTTTCTCTGTTCAACTCATAATATCTCTTTCTTGAAGCTTTACACGATTCGATATGAGATGTATAATAATTTCGTTCGTTGTTTCTATATTTTTCAGGATTTTCTCTTCTTAATCTGTGCCTTCTTTCACGAGTCATTTCATTATAAATTTTAACACAGTCTTTGCATTTTGTAGCTTTTCCGTCTGGTCTGTGTTTATCCTTACAAAATTTATCTAGTGGCTTAAATTCATTACAGATTGAGCATTTTTTTTGATTTTCTGACAAATCAACGAAATCCTCTAATGTTTTTTGTGCCATTTACGACACCTTCATTTTTTGATATCAAGAACGATTCTTCCTTTTTCATCAATCAAAAAGTCAACTTCTTGTCCTTTCTTCAAGCTTTTAGCTGTAGCAATTGCTTTAGGAATCTGTACAAAAAGAGCTAATGTTTGATTATTCTGTTGTATTTTTACCATGTATATGTATATAGAGCATATCATACATATACTTAACTGTGAGTTAAAAAGAGTCAATAGTAACTGCTTTCATAAACTCCCCGATAATCCAAAGGAGAATTATAATTATCTGTTTTTTCATTGAAATCTGATTCGTAATAGTACACCGGAATTGTACGTATATAATAACGGGCGGCATCTTCTGAATGGTCATACTGTTTCATTGGTTTATCTTCCCCTCTTTCTCCTGCCCGTGTATCCCATATGTAAGCGCCCATTTCTTGAATTAAATTGATGCAAGAGGGGTCAATCCATATCTTACCCTGAGAGAGTTCATTGGATACATCTCTAATCCCGTCTAACACGTTATTATCAGCATCAATCACATATAACCCACGTTTAGATAATTCCAATTTAAAAGAGGCTGCCGATGGATCTACAATTACCGATTGAATATCTTCTGAACCAATGAAATTAATTAAATCTTGTGCGTACTCAGCATCAGTTTTTTGTCTTCCTTTTGCCCTTGAATCATAGTAATATTCTTTTTTTAGGTAACGTGTTCTTCCATCGTTGCCCCACAGTTGGAAAACTGTTGGATTTGAGGTCCCGTAGTCCACAGATATATGTTTGATTATTATATTTCTCCATATATCATTAGTTACCTCTTTTACATGTAGAGATTCATCGAACATATCATATACAGTCCCCTCTGCTAAACACCATTCCCCTAAAATGTACCTTCGATAAAATAATCCCGTGTAAAATTTCTTCAAATTCTCAACGTAAGCCGGCTCTAAATTCTGGTTATCTTCAAGAGTAAAATGCCAGGATTTCAAAGATAGTTCGTTTTCTCTATCTAGGAATTTAGTTTTAAGCCAATGATAAGGACCTTCAGGATTCAAGGACCCTATAAAGCGTGCTCCTGGCTCAGATAATCGAGATATTAACATCTGGAAGAAGGATTCAGGCCATGCTGCAACTTCATCGCCATAAGCAAGTGCGAGAGTTAACCCTTGAATTTTTGTATATGCTCTCTCGTCATTGGCTCCAGCAGTGTAAAACTTTCTCCCAAAAATCATACCTTCCCGGGAACCCCTGCTAAACTTAAAATTAGTAGATCCATATATTTCCTCAATGGGTTGCAGGATATTCCTATAAAGGGTGGTATCTGTTTTTCCAATTAGGAGGACATTACCAGAGGGACCATTCAAAACGAGATTAACAAATGCAATAATAGAAGCAATGGTTTTACCTGATCGGACAGCACCTTCTAAAAAGTTTATTGTGGCTGTGCAGTTAGCCATTACGTCAATTTGTTTTTCGGAGAAAATGCCAGGAGTGAAGACCATTTATTTTCCTATCATTTTTGCACTACTCATAATGGCATCCGTCAATGATTTCAGTTTATCATTGTCCTCTTTAATATCAGGAGGAATAATTTTGACAATAAATTCTAAATAATCTAAAAAAGTGCTTCTGTCTTCAGCGACATGATTCTTTTTAACATTCATAGCTTTAAGAGCTTGACGTACAATTCCTGCTCTCGTTGCGTTTTCTTGTTGGAATGTGAGGCGTTCAACTTCTCTCATAAAATCTGGATACTGTTTCCACCTGGACACGGTTTCTTCTGCAATACTCAACTCAGCGGCTATTTCTGTTTGTGATTTTAAGCCTGTGGACATCATTATTGCAGCTTGTTTGCGTTTTGGAGTCCAGTTCCATACTTGATAGTTTATGACCTTTTTTTGTTGCTTCTTTTTTTTCTGGACTGCCATAAGATAACCTTTTTTAGAAAAATAGTATATAAAAATAATATAGAGTTAACTATATTTAATTTTTTTGTCTCAATCTTACATAAATCCTATTCTCGTCTCTCAAATAATCAATCTTACCTTCTCCTTCCAATATCTTCAAAGCTTTATATACAGTTGGTTTACTCAACCTTAATTTCTTAGCTATCTTCGCTTTGTATATCTTAGGATGTGACTCTAAAAAAGAGTAAATGAGAGAAGGAGTTTCATACATCATATCACCCTCAAGATAATCCCTGATCTGTGCCTGTTACTCTTGGGTACATTTAATATTTTTAGTGTATTCCTGCATTTTTCACATAATACAGACCTTTGCCCTGGTAGAATATAGATTGGATGCCAACATTTACAACGTACTAGAGATGAATTAGCAGGTGGCACAAAAGGAGTTTTCTTATGTGGCTTGTGCTTTACATGAGGCTTTCGCACTTTCTGAGTGTAGCGTTCCTTAAAATATTCCTTCCTCTTTTCCTGTATTTCAGTAAAATGTTTAAGATGGTATTTCTTATTCAATTCATGGGAACACTCACGGCAACGTTTTGCGAGTCCTGAGCCATCCGGATTATTTTTCCATTTGTTGAATTGGGATTCGTCTAATTCTTGATGGCAATGGTTACATGTTTTCATGCTTCCAGCCCTTCCAGCACGGCCTTAAATGAGATTTCATACTTCACAAGATAAGACGCACCACATTCAGGACAGATTACCTTCTGACCTGGGAGAATGCCCATAAGCGCGAATGGTTTATTACATGATTTACATTTTCTATTTACGTTTTGAACTTTTGAAAGTCCCATTGCTTCTTTTATATTTAGTTTGAATATTTTTTCTTGTGAATCTGAGATGTTTTCTATCATATTGTTAGCTCCGATCTTTTTAGAATAGTTGTGTACGCTGTTTAAAGCGTATAGTTAAGTTATTTTCTTATGGGTAATGTATTTGTATTAACTTAATTTTAAATCGCTTAAAACCCCTTAGATTAATTCCTCGTCTATTTTCTCATCTCTATCTATTTCTTCTCTTTTTGTTCCCATTCTGAGAGGTTGTTTTCTGAGAGAGAGATCCATACATGGGGAATTATGCGTTATTCCTGTGGGAAATGTGTATGCTTCTTTGCCAGGATACTTAATTTTGAATAATAAATTAGAATGTTGAGGTGAGTTTTTTAAAGTCGTGTTATCGCTCTCCTGACAAATTCTTCACCATACAAATTAGCGTAACCTCTCCATTTTTGACAGAATGCTCTTGTACTCTCTTCAATAGAAAGATCAGGATGAGCTTTAACAAAGAATTCTATATCTCGGTGGAATGTTTCGATATATTGACGTGCAAATTCATCTCTAGCTCTGTATATGCACCAAGAAGGATGAAGCTTATAGAACTCTTTTCTCTCTTTTCTATATTCAATGTTCAACTGCAAATGTTCTTTTAATTCAAGGAAATAATCAGGATCAATCTTTTCTTGAATAGATTTGAGAGTAGGGACAGGAGGCACTTGTAAAAGACACGCTACGCTATCAGAGAGTAACATATTGACGCCTCAAAAAAAGATTTTCATTGATTCGGCTTTTGAATCAGGATAGTCCCTGTTCATTTTACCTTCGAGAGTCAGGGCAATCTCATCAAAGTCAAGTTTGCAGGGTAATACTCTTTCAGGATAGTTTCTTCCGCAAACTTTTGAGAGTTTGATTTTAACCTCTTCATTAAGTCTCTTTAATTCTTTAAGTTTTTTTCCTAATTCTATGTACTCTTCTTTTGTTGTGTTCTGTAAAGACATTGTTTTAGCTCCGATAATTATAACTGATCCCACATTAAAACAGGTATTCCTTCAAGATAATCAAACTCTTCAGGGAATAAATCATATATTTTAGAGTTATCAAGGAACCCTTGACATCTTAATAGAATTAATTCTTCAATTGACATATACTCAAAATCTTCCTCTATCATATGAATGTCTAAGAATTCTCTGATTTTATCAGGATTATGAAATATTTCATTTTCAAGAACCATAACTAACTTTAAAAATAATTTGCTTCTCTTTACTTTAAATTGCTCAGGCAATAAATCATATTTGTTCGTATCAATACTTAACAATTTCACAGATTTTCACCCCTTTTTCTTGTAAGTTCTTGTAAGTTCTTACTTACAAGAATTAGAATTTCTGTAAGCGGATTACTTTAACCTTACTAATCTAAAACATGAAATTGTGTTATACTTATCTCTATTCGTGTTATTTTATCTATATAATTTAAAGAAGTTAAACGATATTTTTAGTCAAGTTTTCTTCTTTATTTTTTAAGTCTTTCTATTTCCTTTACATTTTACCTCAAGTCATTCTTTTTTCTCCCTTTGAAACTCGTCATCTTGTAAGTAAGTCCTTACACAAACTTACAATCTTGTAAGCTGCAACTTACACCTTTAATCGTAAAACCTTTCTATATATTCTATAACGTTTCTTTTTTTCTCGTTTTTTCTCATCTTAACTTCATTAGGAAATTGTTCAACTGTCTTTTTCATTACATCTGCTGCAATCTGTCTTACCCCCTTCTCTTTGGCTCTATGTTCTTCTATAATCTCATGTAGGAGGAACTTTTGAACATCCGTTCCTAACATAAACTTTTTACCGTTTTGATAAGGGATTGTTGCGAGCTTGTCACGTAGAAGTCTTGCCCTGACTTCCGTTTCATTTGCAGTAATTAGAATTGACTCCCGAAGAACAGGGATTGACGTATCATTAATACGATCAGATAAAAGAGAAAACTGCTGTGGAATAGTCATCATTACTTCTTTGTCTTCTTGAAGGGAGTCCTCCCATAAACAATAATCGTCATCCACTCCCAAATGACATTCTATGTTGTGAATTCTCTTTAAAACAAGACAATCTGGATCAGTTAAACATTGTATGACTAACCCTTTAAAAACTCCGTAGACTTCAGGATCTTGTAATAACGCCAAGAACTCCTGTACTTTAGGATTAGCGGGTTTAATCATAGGTATCATCTTTCCCGCCTCTTCTTCGTACATTGCCTCCCTCCGGTAGAGGGTTTGATATTTAAAGAAAAAGTATACACTGATGTTAGCTCCGAATTATCAATTTTATATAGTTTATTTTATTTAGAGTTATGCTTTAGCAATGTTTAGGGAAATCTAGCCCAAAGGCAATTTTAAACGCTCTTTTTACTGCCGCACCATTTTTAAGATCATTGTCTTGAGCGAACTTCTCTATAACTTGAAAATCTTCTTCTCTTAATGGAATATCTTTCCATCCTTTTGGTGGCATTTATCACACTCTCTCTAAATTAGTATTAATACGTAATTAAACGAATAAGTATTTAAAACTTACTTACATGTAAAAAAGGGATTATATATTAATCCCTATATCGTTTGGAGTGATTAGTTTGACTCCTTGGGTTTCAAAAGCGTCTTTAAATCTAGCATCTGGTGAATACAAAATATATAACGCATTTGGATTGCATTCCCTGTATGTATTAATTTGTCTTAATGTTTCACCAAAACTTTTAATTTTGGGTTTTACTTCAATATTTATCAATATCTGTTTTGTCCATTTTATGTCTTTTTTCTCTCCAAATTCTGTTAATGATCTATCTACATATGAGATATATCCAGAAGAATAAGAATCATATTTTAAAGTATATTGTATTTTTAAAGGGTTGTTGTGTGCTATTATTTTTTTGAATATTTTGTATTCTCCGAAAATATTACTATTTTTAATTCCGGAATCCACTTCCCATATAGCTTCTATTGGTATTACAAATTGTACATCTATATATCCAATTATAAATTTATTATTTCCTGTTGTAACAGGAACTTCACTTTTTATAATAGGGAACGTATTCATATTAAATTCGTTATAAATCATCTCTTTAAGTAAAATTTCGTCATTTGTTTCATTATACTTAACGGCTTCTACTAATTCTTTTGAGATAATATTGGGATACTCCTCTGATATTTCCCACTCACTTATATGAGAAACAAAACTTAGTAATTTAAAACAATTTTTATGATTTAGCAGTTGCAAAACTAACTCATCATGCTGCGGGGTGCTTAAATCTCCATCCTCTAACTTCCATAACTGTTCATGTGTTTTGTATCTATTTTTCTCACCTGTCATAAAGTTACCTCAATACAATACGTATTACTACGTAATAAGTAACTAATAGTATATATAACTTACTACTCCCTTAAAAATTATATAAAATTAAAAAGAATAATAATTCACCACAAATTATCTATAAGTTCAATTTCACAAATAGGAGGAAGACTACCTTTTTCAATCCATCCAGAACAGCAATCTCCTTGATATTTAACTTCATTTTTAGTTAAATTATTATATAATTTACATTCTCCATAAATTACATTTCGGGTTAATTGATCCCAGAAGATACAGTTTTTACAGTTTTTAATCAATTTAAGCACCTCTTCAATTATTCCCCTCCCCTCTATTCCCCTCTTCCTCCCATCTCTTAAAAATTCTTCCCTCAATTCCGTCTTCTTTAATCTGATATTTTTCAAGGATAACATTGCTCCTAAGAAGTCCGCACCCCTTACACATTACATAAAGCTGATTAAACCATTCCTCTTCTAATTTCCCTTCTTTCAAGATACCTGCAACTTTAACACGATCATGAGGGGAAAGTTTGTGTTTATTTGCAACTTCGAGATATTCTGATTTTTCAGCATTCCTTAAATCATTAAAAAAGGTGAAGTCAAGAACCATTTTAAGCTCTCCTGACTCTTCTCATTGTTCTCTTGTGATCCCAAAGACTCATTGCCCTGTCTTCTTCATCCTGGCTTAATCCAAAAGCTTTACAGCATTCAGATACTTCAATTATAGATGTGATGTTATTGAGACATGCCCATAATCTGTATTCTTTCTTTGCGCTTACCATTGTGATTAGCTCCTATATACTACAATAGAACTAATCATATAAATAATTAACTGTAGTAATCAGCAAAAAAAGTATTATTTTAAAAGAGTTGAAATATTTTTAATTGAGAAATCATAACAAAAACAATTACCTTCAAAATCAATAGTCATAATGTTATTTCTCTCCATGAATGGAGTATCGAAGGAGATTTCTGCATACTTTCCAGCCCAGTCTATTTCACAGATTGGAACCCATATTTCGTCATCTTCACAGAGTTCTTCAGATGATTTCCCGTATGCTTCAAATGCTTCTTTCAGGATGTATACGGATTGATTTTCTGCGTTCCAGTTTTTGATTATGGATATAAGTTGATCGGAGTTCATTTTATCACCAAAAATTTAAAAGTTAAAATCTGAAAGATTTCTGAATATTTTAACTTGACACTTGTTTGATTTTTCAGTTTTGATTATTTCTGGTATAAATTTTTCAAGTGCCGTGTAAATCCTTCCAGCATAATCTTCTTTTTTGTATGCAGCTACCATTATAATCTGCTGTTTTGAATATTTTTTTGCAGCTTCAGTATATTTTTTCTCAATCATAATTAAATCAAAATACTGCTTGACAAAACTTTCTACATTCTGGATTCTCTTCTCAAATTCTGGTTTGAACTGTGGTTTAATTTCAAAGTTTATTCCAGTTCCTTCTGCGGTTTCCCCAATTCTCTTTCCATCCATGTATATTGAAGAACTGAATCCACCGTCTTTCTGAGTTTTGACATTTTTAAGCTGTATTCCGTTTATTGACACCATTATTTTCAGCCTCTTTTATCTTAGTCCTTATTTATCTTGCTGTATATACTACAATGGAACTTATAATATTTATAGTTATCGCTTGTCAACAGCAAAAAAATAGTAAATTAATCAATTCTCACAGCCTCAAACCCATCTTTATATATCTCCATGTGACCACATTTCCTGCATAACCAGGAGGTAGGTATCCATCCATTCTTCCCATCAATCATTTTTCGAGAAGATTGTTTATACATGTATAGCCCACAAACTGGACATTTTTCTTTAGGTTCCTGATCCCATCTTCCAGACTGTGATTTTTCGGCTGGCGGTTTCATCTATTTAATTCCTCCTCGCATTTTTCACACGTTCTGAATTCTCCAGTTCTGGTTCTATAAATATGAAATGTAGTTTCTTCCCCACATTTCCAGCATGTTTTTAGATTAGGTTCCATTATATACACATCCCTTGATAATCGCACCATTCACAAGCAAAAGACATTTTCTTTTTGAATTCTAGGCGTTTTATTCCGTCTAATACATTCTTAATTTTAGTTTCGGTTCTTGTTCTTACTGCATTCTTATAGATTGACTGAGCTTGATATGTTGATCCATCTTTCAAAAATACAAAATAGAATTTTTTCAGTTGATATCCGTATTTCTGTTTGAATAATTCATTCAGGAGATACGCCTGGATCTCATACTCTCCGTGATACTTCTCTTTCTGTTCACTCGTTTTCCAATCTACTCCGATTCCTTCTGTCCAATGAACATCAAATGTTGCTAAGAACGGCACATCAAACACCTTTCCTTTAAAAGTTCCAGGGTTATTCTTATCAGTATAATCTGTTTCAAAAACTGGATTTTCCGGCATATTCTGTAAGAAATTATAGGCAACATCTAATAGTTTTTGTGTATCTTTATTCTCTGATATAAATTCTCTTTTTGAGATAAGTTCATGGACATTTGAGCCTTCCAACAATGGTTTATATTTAGTCTCAACTTTAACTTTATAAATAAAAGAAAGTAAGAATTTATACTCACATTTACGATATGTGAGTATATGAGATAGAGAATACCCTTTAGGAAGCGGGGGTTTCGCAGAACTGTGAAATGTTTGTATTTGCGTTTGTTTCATGATTATACCTCATGTAAGGAGATACATTATCCAAATGATTCATACATTTTCTATATTCTCTTGTTCGTGAGGGTGAGAACCCTAACCCAATACACCAATAATCGTTTTTTAGCAATGTTTTTACTATTTGCCTCCAACTCGGTGCTTTTCCCATAGATTCAAATTTTAAATCTGCTTCTTCTGGAATTCCTTCAGGATAACCTCTTTTCTGCCAGGAAATACAATATGTAGATATTTTATTTTTATAATGTTCACTCGTTTTATCTGGCATTGTATCCAATAATAGACTAGCAAAACTTTTCCACGTATGATTTTTTGGTAACGTAACTTTATAATTTCCTAAGATGTTGCCGTGTTCCTTTGAATATAATGCTCCGGTGTTTGCTCCGGCTACTCTTAAAACCATCTTGCGCCACGTATTCGGCTCAATAACTTGATATAACCACAGCCCTTTTCTCTGAGTGCATCCAAAAGGTTCATCTATCCGCATCTGATGAATAGTTAAACCTGCCTTATACATCCTGTCATACACTTTATTGTAAATCTTATCCGTTTTTGCGTAATAAGTCCAGATATCTTCTGTTTCCCAATCATAAAGAGGGTACGCACTATAACAGTTATCAGTTATTTTGGTTATATGGGTATATCCAAATTCTTTATTTTTTGTAACTGCTCTAAATCTATTATACGACTCTTGCGCACGGATACCTATAAAATTACAACATGTTTTTCCTTCCGAGTACCACTCTGTAAATTTGGGAGTGAACTCTTCAAAAGTTATTCCCTCATAAAAAAATGGAAAGATTGATCCTTTTTTTATTGAATTTTTAGGTTTATTCCTTATCCATAACTCTTTTTTATTTTCATCCCAACATGTCCACTCAGGTTCAAATTGTGAACATCCATTAACAGTTCTAAGAGGGATTGATATCCAATATGGGACAATGATATCTTTATATAGCTCGAAGATATCTGATACATGCTGGATAGTGAGATTATATTGACATTCCCAATCAATAAACATTAATCCCACTTTCCGGTTCCTTTTTATTGCTTCTTCCATTACAAGATGAGTTAATACGGTGCTGTCCTTTCCACCTGAAAACGAAACATAAATCCTTTCAAATGAATCAAATGCCCAGGATACCCTGTTTTGTGCTGCTTCTAATACATTTTCCTTGAGGTATTTTTTCATTTTGTTTGTTCTCCCATCTTAATATAGCTTCATCAGCTTTTTTATTTGCTTTATCTTGCTGTTCTTGTGTGAGAAAGTGCCACGCCCTTCTTGTGATGTGTTCAGGGCATCCAATCGCTAAACAACATGCTGCGTGACCTACCCACGCCTGTCTATTAATGCTTGTATCTGTAAGATTATGTTCACATGAATATTTCCACGTCTCTATAACTTTTAACATCCATTTTCCATATAATTCATAATTTCCAGTAAATTCTATAGCCTTTTGTATATAACTTTCTTCATCTTCCTTCGAAACTGATCTCCACATTCCAGCTCCATATTCTTCCCATAAAGTATAAGGGTGGTAAATTCTTTTCATTTACCCTCCATCTTAAATCTCTGAAATATGTTTTATCTCAGTTCCTTCTTCCATTAAACAGAACCCGTCATTATCACAGGTAACTATGGATTTCCTCTTTTTAACTGACATGTTCTCGATAAATTCTTCAAATTCATTAGAAATTGGCAGATGTACTATAGCTTCTTCCAAACTTGGTATTTCAAAAGCGTTCTTAAAACTCCCCCATGCTTCAAATGCATCTCTAAGTTCACCGACTGAATCTTTTTCTGGATCCCACGCTCTTACAATGTCTTCAAGTTGTGATTCTGTAATTTTTGCCTTTCCATCTTTTATCAGGATGTCCATTTTTAATTCTTCGATTTCGTCTTTTATATCCACACACTCTTCTACATCCCAAGATCTACTAAAATCCTTATCTCTAAATAGGTCAGCAAGCCCTCCTATCTGTTTTAGTCTCATTACTTCATCCGCATCCATTCCGAGATTTTTAGCTATCCAGTGATCGGTTTTTCCAAGTCTGTGAAGTTCTGCTACAAGATCACTCATTAAATCAATGTCATGTGTGCCTCTTGCACGATTGTGCCTTATCGTAGATGCAATTCTATCGCCGATGGGCTTATCAATCACTACAATAGGGAGATACCCGTCTACACGTTTATTGATCTCCGAAACTTCCTGCCCCACTCTTGACCTGTGGAATCCATCTACAATTATGTATCTCCCTTTTGCTTCATCATAGTATGTTACAATCGGCTGAGTGTATCCATCTTCTTTTATAGAGAGTTCAAGTAACTTCATTTCGGGGGGTGCAACACGATTAGGATTATAATCATTAGCTACGACATCATAACTTTTTACCCATTGAACCACATCAACAGGTTCGTTCTTTAGAGGGCTTATTTTGTGTAGTAGTCTCTTAGCTTCGTTTATGAATTCAACACGGTCATATAAATCAAGTTTTTCGACTTCTAAAACCAAATCCATCATTTTCTCTATTAGTTCCATTTAGATCCCTCTGTATTTTTCAATAATCATCTTTGCCCTTTCACTCTGTTCTTTGGTAGGTGCAAATCCCATACTTTTACAAACATGATCATTTTTTATTATAGTAAATGCCATTCTTTTCCATGATGGGATATCTATTGTACTTTTAATGTTGTCAGTGTCATCCGGTATATTTCCGAACTTTACATCATTCTTTTTCAGTTTTGATCTTGTAGAAGTTCCGACTACTTCAATTGGATATTTCAAAGATTCCAGTTCTTTGATTGCTTCATCGTCTACTACTGCTCCTTTCTCAGTCCATACTTTTATCGAAACTTTAAAAATTCTAATATAATGATTTCTTGTATCCTCTGGAAGTGTGGATAATAGCATTTTCGTGTAGCTTTCCCACGTATGCCCTTTAGGAAGCTTTGTTTCTCTGAATCCTAATGCTTTAGTCCCTCCATAGATAGCCGAAAAGTTAACTCCCTGCGCTCTTCCTACAAGTCTAGCCCATATTTCAGGATCAATTATTCTGTATAAATTAAGTGTAGCTCTTCCGCTTATATGATACGGACTAGCGACCCTCATTTGAGCTAGAGTTAAACCTGCTTTTGCATATAAATCATATAATTTATTATAATCGTAATTCCTTTTTCCATTCATTACCCAAACATCTTGAACGTCAAAATCATAAATCGGACTCCCTACATAGTAATCCTTACCTGCTGTTCGTGTCCAGTGTTGGTTTTTATATAATACTTTGTACTCGTTAGTGATGGCTGAATATCTATTAAGTGATTCATCGGCTCTAAGTCCGAGCAGTACGATTGATTTACCTGGGTGCGTCTTTGCATACCATTTACCATATGCTTCGTAAAGAGCTTCGTCATTCATTGCCATTTTGTAAAATGGCGGAATGTTGTTATGTTCTAATGAAATCACATAAGGAATATCTGGCATTGGTCTTACCCATAGATCTTTTTCAACAGGATTCCAGGGAGTCCAGGTTAACTGATGCATTGAAACCGAACAGTTTACAGTCATGGGGACACAGAACCAATATGGTTCTATATCATCAATATTGTTCTCGAACATCCGAGTTACATATTCTGTTGTTTTAGTGTATTGTGCTTCGTAGTCCTTATGGAACACTGCTATTTTCTGAGGGTATCCATGTGTTCTTTTGTAATCAAGAACTGCATTAAGGAGGACACCACTATCTTTCCCGCCTGAAAAAGAAACGCTAATATTATCAAAATCTTCAAAGATTAAATGAAGACGTTCTTCTAACGCTTGATCTACTTTTTTATCGAGATATACCTTTTTCCCACTCATCTTTTCACCAATTTCTCAGAGTTCATCTTCATACTCTTCTACTTTCTGTTTAAGCTGGTCTTCAGTAGTGATATTCCCATTTTTGACTTCTTGAGCGATGGCATCTCTTATTATAGGGTGTATTATCATTTTGTTTAGAGCTTCAATCAGTTTTGAGTTTATCATTGTTTTCAACCTCTTTTATCTTGCTGTATATACTACAATGGA